TCTCCGGTATTGGTTGCCGCTGAATAATCTCCGGTATTGGTTGCCGCTGACTGATATCCGGTATTGGTTGCCGCTGACTGATTTCCGGTATTGGTTGCCGCTGACCGATTTCCGGTATTGGTTGCCGCTGAATAATCTCCGGTATTGGTTGCCGCTGACCGATATCCGGTATTGGTTGCCGCTGACCGATTTCCGGTATTGGTTGCCGCTGACTGATATCCGGTATTGGTTGCCGCTGACTGATCTCCGGTATTGGTTGCCGCTGAATAATCTCCGGTATTGGTTGCCGCTGACTGATTTCCGGTATTGGTTGCTTTATCATTTTCCCAATCAACTTGCTCTTTTATATACTCAACGCCAGCTTTGATAATTCCGGCAATTCCAATTTCTGCTTTCACGGAAATTTTCTTCCCAACTCTCTTACTATCATCATGTGATTTCTGATCGTTCGCTTCAAGATCAACTTCACAATATCTGGAATCTGAAGGAGGATAATAATTAAATACATCCATCGGGTATTCGCAAGCATGGAATCCATAACTACAAATGTTTGCTTTTTCTTCTGTGTATTCTTTTCCAATTTCATACTGGAAATCTCTACACTTTAAGTCTTTGTCAAAGCCTTTAAAACATTTCATTTTTCCTTTTCCTCCTTCGATTCTTCTACATCAAGTCCAAGCATTCTAAATGCCATATCCTTTGTGAAATCATAATCTCTCACATTATTCGCCCATGCTTCAAACGCCTTTAATCTTCCAACCAGAAGTGCATACTCTTCATTGACATTCTCTGGAATATAATCTGTACTCTTATTTTCTCCCATGTTTTCCTCCTTATCATTCTGACCGAATAATGCTGCATACGCTGCACCAACCAACATTCCTGCTAATTCAGGCTTTTTCATAGCTTCTCCAACAGCTTCCATAAACTTCTTGTCAAGCTCTTCTTCACTCAAAAGTCCTCGTTCAAAAACCTCTCTAAGCTGCTCGTTTACTTCTTCCTCTTTTCCACCATCTTTCATAAACATCTCTTTGATTCTGTAAGTAATGACTGCGTACTCTGCAAGAATATCAATACCTTTACCAGAAATTTCAACTAAGCCTTTATCAAATTTAATCATGTTGTTTTTCCTCCATGTTTTCTTTTATTTTCCCCTTCTGAATGGTATAATGTTCACAGAAGGGAGGTGTTAAAATGTTTCTACAAATAAAAGTTTCTTGTAACTGTCGTTGTAGCTACTACTTGAATGAAGCAATAAGTGCGGATAAAATTTCGTGTCCAAACTGTGGCAAAGAACATCCGTATTCAAAAGAAATTCTTTCAATGCTTCACACTGCAAAAGAAATTCAAGATGTAACTGACAGCACAGATGCTTTAGGTGTTAATACCATTAGTACCACTGTTATTCCTTTGGTGTAATATATGAAGCTCCTTCAACGACCAACTTCATAAATTCCAAAAAACCTTTTGCTTCGGTAACGGACAGATGGCATTCGGCAATTTCATCCTTTACCTTTTTGTAAAGTTCATCTGCTTTCTGTCCGTTTCTTCTTCTGAACTCTAAATATTTCTGTCCCTCATAACTTGACAACTTTTGATTTAAATATTCTTCAACATTCATTATGTTTTTCCTCTCCTAACTTGCCATTTCATTTCCCAAAAACTTGTTAATAAAATACAGTTGTCCTTTTCCAGTAACTTTTGTGGTTCTCGTTACTCTGACACTTCCGTCTGGATTCTGAACACTGGATTCCTTAACTTCAAATAGCCCTTGTTCAATGTATCTCTGCATTGGCATATTGTAACTTGCACCAGACTTCATCAGATATCCGTTTTCTCGCATCCACTGGAATAATCTCTTCTGTCCTGTCTGGACACCGTTCTGGCAAATTAACTTTGCAAGATCACCAATAAGGATTGAAGTGTGGCTAGTTGATACCGCATCAGCAAAAATTGTCTTTGGTCTGTCGGCTTCGATTTTCTCCACAAGAGACTTATTTGTGTCTTTAAGCTTGGCTATTGTCTGGTCTGCCATCTTTAGTGCTCTGGCAAATATCTGCTCTGGCGTGTTCCAGGCTTTTTCCAAATCAATAAGGCATTGCCGGCATTCTCTTCCTTTATCAGTTCTACTCATAAGACAGATGTGTTTTGCCATGTCTACTGATAAAAAATAATCTTGTATTTCTCTGTGTGCTCCATTGTTTACAACCGTACCCGAAAGTACACTTGTAAAATCCTCGTTTTCTACAAACCCTTGTGAGTTTGTCTCAAACCACGCAGAAAATCTTTTGCTGACTTCAAGTGCCTTATAAAGCTCTCTTGCCGATACCGTAGGCTGTTCGCCGTCATAATTAATTGGTATTAATTCGTTCATTAGTCTCCTTTCTGTGATATAGTCTCCTTTAGGAAGGAGGTGTTAATTTGAAAAGCTTTGATGATTTTTAAAAAACTGTTGACATGGAAAAACTAATCACCCCAACAGTTAGCACGATCGAAAATACAGATAATTTTGTAACTGTCATTACTGGATTATCTACCTCGATTGCCGTTAATCTTCTACGTCAGTATCACGAATGGATTTCTGAACAGCAGAAGTAATTCCATCAAAAACGCATTCTGAAACAGTCTTTCCATCAATTTTTGCTTTAAAAGTTTGATTTGCTTCAGATGCATTCAGTATTGTTCTCATAACATAGAGTACATCATCGAAGGAAAACTTTACTTTGCAAATTATTCCGCTTTTTTTAAATTCAAGTTCTGTAATTGATTTCTTATCGAAAGAAATTTCTTCATACATTTCAAACGGCATATGTAACACTGTTCCGTTTTTGAATTTCACAATAGTTTCGCCAGGAATATTCACCACCTTACCTTTCTTGCATTGAAAATATTTTTCCTATGTGTTAAAATTATTTCATACCCAAATAATGGGCAATGAAAGGAGTTGTTTGCTTTGACCCAACTTTTGAATTTGCCCTGTTCCTTATTGTAGGTCGCAAGCAGAGTAACCTGCGTTACCAAAGACCGTTAAGCAATTTTACTTTTATAGGTAAAATTCCTACATTCGCCAACTAATGGGCAGCTAATCTTTTTTTACTCAATCGCAGAACTAAAACTGCGTAAGTGGCGAAGTGTTTCAAGAAACATTTGGTGCTGCTTATGTGACTGAACAAGTGCGTTCCGTCTGCAAAACACATAAGGTAAACAAATTTAGGCAAAAACTGATAGGACAGCACTCCTGTCAGTTTTTTGCTATTCTTCTTTAAACAGATATTCCAGATCATATTCTGGAAAAAGCTCTTTTTTAGAAAGGACTGCTTCTGGATATGTAAAAGGTGTTTTCCCCTTTATCTTGTTTTGAATAGTCCTTTCATCAACACTAAGAACCTTTGCAAACGCTCTGATTGTAATTCCTTTGTCATCAAGAGCTTTTTTTAAATGAATTAACATTAATGCCTCCTGTCGCATTATTGCGACTACTGTGTAAAAAAAATATCTATTGCTTCTTCCCTGCTTAAAGGAACTGCGCTTACAATTCCGTGAATTTCACCAATTGTAAACTTCTCTCCACCATCTTTCAGTTTGCGGTAAAAAGTGCTTCTATCCATACCAATTGCGCTTGCAACAGCTTCTTGTGTGTTTCCATGTTCAACAATTTTACCTTTAAGCCTTGCTATATTTACAACCACAAGCGTTACCTCCTTTCTAGTAGCATTAATGCGACTTTGTGATTATATATTACCTCTTGCAGTCGCATTTGTCAATATAAAAATTCGCATTTTTGCAATTATTTTTGTTGCATTTTCGCAACATTAATGATATTATATATTTCAGAAAGGAGGTGTACAAAATGTCGAAAACTGGCGAACAAATAAAAAAGAGAAGAAAACAGCTTGGTATGAGCGCTGATGAACTTGCTGAAAAGTTGGGCGTATCAAGATCTACTATATTTAGATATGAAAAAGGAGATATTGACAAGGTACCAGCAGAATATGCAAAGCCATTGGCGGATGCGCTCTGCACTACTCCAGCATATTTGATGGGATGGGAAGATAATTTAGAAACCGAAACAGATTTTATCCCAAAACTTATGATTGACACAATATCTGTAGAACATGTTAAGCTGTTGCTTGAACTGAGTGACACTGATAAAAAGAGTGTTTTCGACATGATTGAATTTCTTTACAAAAAGAGCAGGGATTAATCTCCCTGCTTTTTTTAATAGCCCCATTGTTTTTTAAATGAAATAATCATGTTATACAAAAACTTCATAAACTTTTCGCTATGTATATTTTCAAGCATCTCAATAATTTCTTTCTTGTAATCCACGTAAATCCCTCCCAATATTGCAAACATATGTTCTTATTTATTAAATTATATCATGTTTTCATAACCATATACTGGGATAGAATTGTTTCCGCTTAAATCTTTCCTAGGAAGCTGGTTTCTTCTAATTTTTTGATGAATTATAAGTTTTTTTGTGTAAATATTGTGATTTTTGCTTTTCCAAATCGTAATAATAATAGATAGAAATAAAGGGGCTGGATGCTTGTCAGCGAGGGATTTATAGCGCTCATGGACAACCTGTTTTACCTCTGCTTTTGCAATTGCGATAGTTTTACCCCTCCCAAAGATAATACTACGCTCCGGGCAGAAGTAAACATATTGAATCAAGAGCACATGCACGAATATCAGTATAAACACAATTATAATTTTTTTATGTTTCTCCATGAATCCATCCCCTTTACACTATCATCTTAATGTATTACAATAACATTGTATCAAAAAATATACAATCACACAGGAAATGGCGAAATTAGCACCTCTGGTGGCGAATTTTACGTGAAAAGAGATGATTTGAATGAGAATTGCAATATGTGATGATAGCGAAATCCAGATTGATATATTTATGCATCGGATTAATAATTTTCTCAAACGAAATGGTGATATAAAAGCATTGATTACTCCGTATGATAAAGGGCAGCCGCTTATTGATGATGTGGCAGATGGCGAGTGGTATGATATTGTGGTTTTGGATATCGTTTTGAAAGAAGAAAATGGAATTGAAGTCGCAAAGGAATTGAGATTAAATGGCTATAATGGAAATATTATTTTCTGGACAGCCCACAAAGAGTATGTTTTTGAAGCTCTTGATATACTCCCGGTACACTATATCATAAAAGGTTCTGAAAACGGCAGAATGTATAGTGCTTTCAATCATGCTCTGGAACATATCAGCAAAAGCACTCTTATGATAAAAGGAAAAGACTTTATTCATCGGGTGGAGTTTCAAAATATCGAATATATTGAGAGCCGAAACAAATACATCATTATCCACTGCACTTGCGGTATAGTTTATACGGAACGATGTAAACTATCCGATATTGAAGAATTACTGGATTCCAGATTCTTGAGGTGTCACCAGAGCTACATAATAAACATGGACGAGGTAAAAGAAATAAACACTTCGTTCCTTATGTTTTCTGGGAATACTGTTCCCATCAGAAGAAAAGACTTTGCGAAAATAAGAAACGAATTTGAAGAATATACAACATTTAAGTAGCTCCCGGGAAAGCCCCGGGAGTATTATTATTTCAGTAATTCATTGACTTTTTTCTGCACTTCCGCGTAGTTGTAGCCAGCAACTTCCAGGCGGTCTCGTCTATCTTGTCCATTCCCCCATTCGCCATTGATTACTTCTTTTGCAACTTTGGCTACACTTTTCTTTGCTGTTACGGAATAAACAGCCTTTCCGTTCCAGTCAAAAACAGAGTAACCGGCTTTGCAAGCCTTCTTCGCATTTTTCAATGACTTGTACGCCCCGATCTGGCTCTTGGAATCCTTCCAGGTCTTGCGAACACGGTAATACTTGTCAACCTTTACTGTCGGCTTTGTGGTTGGCGCTGTCACGGTTTCACTGGAAATGAGCTTCTTGAATCTATCCCAGTCACCATTTTTACGGATAACGGATGGACAATTCTTAGCGCACACATCGTAATGCTGCACTACTCGGAATGCCGGGATATTGTACTTTTTCATCAATTGCTTGCATACATCAACGGTATTCTGGTATGCTTTTTCGTAGTTATATCCGGCATTCATACACATTTCAATTCCGATGGAATTATGATTATTTACAGTTCCAAAAAGTTTACCGCCGTAATCTACCCCAACATGCCATGCTCCACGATTGTACGGCAAGGCTTGGTATGCTGACTTATCGTCAACGAATACATGGGCTGAATAGCCATGAAAATTGCCATTATGTTGTGCAGTGGCGTGTGCTTTGGCATCTGCTGTTTTGGCTATATTATCTGTATTATGGATGACAATATACCGAGGTGTTTGTCCTGCGTAGCTGTTGTTGTTGCTGATTAATGAGGTATTGATATTCATGTATGGTCTCCTTTCTTGTTGAGGTTAAAAAGTGCATAATAAAAAGCACCCCATTTGGAGTGCTCTTTAGCATAAACTCTTTATATAATATATCTCTTATGATTAAATTTCACAGAATCGTGGCTGATTTTAGCATAAATCATTGTGGTATCAAGATTTTCATGCCCTAATATTTCTTTTACTTCCGCAACGTTCATTCCTCTATTTAAGGCATCTGTCGCCATCGTGTGTCTAAGTAAGTGTGGAAACAGGCTTCTTTCGATTCCAGAACGCTTTTGAATAGCCTTTACTCTCGCATATATTGATCCTTTGTGCATTTCATTATAAGGCTTTCGGAATATCACAAATACAGAATCCGATATTGAATCTTTTGGGCGTTCCAATTCAAAGTATTTTTTCAACATATATTCCGCCTTTGCGTTTAAATAAGATGTTCGGTGCTTGCTTCCTTTTCCGAACAAATGAACCTCTTTGGAAGTGAAATCAATATCACTAATTTTTAAATTCACCATTTCAGATAAGCGGCATCCTGTACTGTAGAAAAGCTCAATCATCGCTTTATCTCTGTAATTTTCGCAAGCATCACGCACTATTTCAAGCTCCATGTTGCTAAGTGGTTCTCTTGGCTTTTCCTCAAATTTAATGGGCTTAATACTTGCGCATGGATTGTTTGGAATATACCCCTCTTTCCAACACCAATCCATAAAGGTGTTTATAACAAGCCGTTTTCCATCCAGTGTTCGATTGCTGACCCCTGTTCGTTTCTGAGTTTCGTACAGATAAATCCGTATATCATTTGTTGTAACCTGTTCAAATGGTCGGTTAATGTGTTCAAAAAAATCTGTGAGATAAAAATTGTAGGTTTTCATGGATTCTGGAGACATGCCCTCAATCTTTTTTGCCACCATGTAAACACTGTAGCAATCTGGGACATTGCTTTGATACGGAACCACATGCGTTTCTCTCTGGCTGATATCGTAGTTAGACGTAAACACTTGCAATTCCTGTAATACTGTCCTAAGTGCTTCATCTGAAATCTTTCCATCCAACTTACTTACAAATTCGTTTGCAAAGTTTTCCATAAAAATACCCTCCTTTTGGGTTCACAAAGGGAGAGTACTGTGCTATAATAATACTGTACCCTTTGTGGTGCTTGGAGCTGAGTTTTTTGTTTGGTAGACGGGAACTCAGCTCCCTTTTTATTGTTCTGATTTTGATATACTGATTATATCATATTCATTTTATGTTTGGTAGTGTTTTGTTATTTTTTTCTTATCTCTCCAATAAACTCTATAGTGACTCGCTTCCCAATATTGCCGAGAGAATTACGCAAATGCCGGATGGAACTAAGGCAAAATTATTAAGTGTTGGAGGAACAAGTGTTAACGTGGGAAATACTGGTGAGAAAATTCCAGCATGGTCTTTTGGAATTTTTTTACCTTCTACATACGGCTCTGACGCTTGCGCAATTTTTGCTAATAATAATCAAATCACTGTAGCCTATAAGTCAAGTAATAATTGGGTATCGTGTAAAAAGATTTTGTATTAAGAAACAAGCTTTTTCCACTCATTCCAAGACAATGATCTGTTAATATCTGTTTCTACAGATTTTAAAACAGTCACATTTAAAAGCAAATCTCTTGAATGGCTTCATGGAATGGTATTATCATCAGGCGACAATCTGACGATTACTTTACTAAAATAATAATTATACAAGGTTATTTAAAAACACTAATAAAAATAGGATTGGAATATGTATCACATTCAAAAATTATACTTTTTCTATTCTCACCAATTTGAATTTTGGCATCATTTCCACCTTCATATATTTTTTTTACTGATGCATTATTAAATACTCCACCAGTTTGTCCGAGAGTTATAAGATAAAGCCCAGTTCTATTAATGCACAATACGCTAATATCTGAAACGATTGGTGCAATACGATATAGAGTACGATTATTTTCGGTTTTTATATATTCAGCTCTGCTAATGTATTTTTTGGTCTCACTATTTAGTGCATTTATTGCCCCGATGATTGTCTTATTATTTGTCTGCAATTTCGAGATCACAGCCGTTGCCATTTTATCAACTACATAATCCCAAAACTTGCTCATTAGTCCACGTTTATTCGCTCTCGCAGTTGCGTCATACAGCATTACTTCGTCATTATCCGCTAACGTATTTTTTGATGTGTATTCAGTCCATTTCGGCATGTTGTTGCCCTCCTTTAATTATTGATATTAATTTATAAAAAGAGGATGATTTCTCACCCTCTTTATATTGATTTGCCTAACAATTGTTTGATTTCTGCAAGTTCTTCTTTAATGCTTTTTAATTCAGATTTCAATTTTTCATTCTCGCATTTGAGTTCCTTGATTTTCTCGTGATTGAATTTTATCATAGCGAACATGGATGGAATCATAATTCTGTAATTCCAATCCTCGGGCTTCCCATCTGGCAAATGGTTTACTGCAATTGGGAAACGTCTTTCCATGTCCTCTGCAAGGAACATAGGCATTAACTTGTCATATCTGCTGTCGTTTTTATCGAGATATCCTTCTTTATACTTTGCCCAAACAACCTTTGTCCTATAGAGTTCTTCCAGCTCTTCTTCTTTAACTGTTGTCCGAATTGACTTATAACGCCAAGAAGATGATGGGACTTTAATAACCATTCCATCTGAATTAATACCCAAGTGTGTTCCGTCTGTAATATTTCCCATATTTTCAAGACAGAAAAAATTCGTAGCATCACCGAAACCGCTTAGTGGATTTCTGATTTTTATGCCGCCATCAATTACAAATCCGCTTCCATTTGCTTTTAGATCAACGCCATTTATGGTTACCATGTTGTTTTTCGCATCAAGTACAATGGCACCGTTTGCAGAGGTTAATTTTCCATTTGTTTTATCAATCTGCCAGTTTCCAATTTCCCCAGTTAGTGACTTTACGCTTCCAGAAAATTCACCTTGGTTAAAATGAACGCCTGTATTGTCAATATATCCAACCTGTGTGCCGCTTGCATTCAGAATGGAAAGTAACCCATTTCCGTTATTTGAACCGCCAAGTTTCAATGTACCTCCATGTGCATAGGTGAATGAAAAATACAATTCTCCATTTTCCATGTACATGCCCTTTATTGCACCGTTGTTTGTAAGCATATTGAACACTTGCTCATTTGTGTAAGCGTATTCAAGTTTTGGCATATAAATATAAGTATCATATTTTACGCTAGACCCAACTGATGATGTCAAGATTCTCAAACTGTTTAAACTATCATTTGGTAAGCTAGATAAAGTTGTTGTTACTTGCAGTCTTTGCCATTCAGTTGTAGTTTTAGCATTTAATATTGTTTTACTTCCAAGATACACATATACTTGTGTTGCAACACTAGTTTTTATCCAAAACGAAAAAGTATAATTTCCAGTAACTTTTATTGGCTTATAATTTTTCGTTCCAAATTGTGCTCCAGTTCCGTTTATTTTAATTGCATTTTTGCCGCCATCTACATCCTGAACTCCATACTCATATGTATATGCACTCTGTGTAGACCAATAATCTTTAACATTTTGCTCTGTTAGATAATAGCCTTTAATAATATTGTCCGATGTAATATCTTGGACTTGTTTTATAGCTTCTTCCTGTGCTATATCTGCAACGCTTTTATCTCCTAATGTAAACTGTGAAGCTGCTATTGTTACCGAACCAGTAGTTTTGTCAATGGCAAAAGTGGTCTTCCCATTACTATCAACAACCTTAATCCCTTTGGCTTGCACGTATTCTCCATTTACATAGACATTTCCATTTTCATCTAAGTAAATCCCCTGTGCCTTGCCGCCATTGGTAAGCTTGCTGAAAATATCGGTTTGTGTCTGTCCAGAAACTGCGGTACTGGCAGAAGAATCTGCAATTTCCTTTACAGTTTTCCCTTGTAAGGAAAAAGTCTTTGGAGCTAGGATAACATTCCCTTTGCTGTCAATCTCTAGGGTTACGTTCTTGTCATCATCAATGACTTTTAGCCCACGACCATTAATTCTCTCACCGGCAAGCAAGCCAGCTAAAATGTATTTTGCATTGATATATACTTTTCCGTCTTGAATGTAGATTCCCTGTTCCGTTCCGCCTTTTGTAAGCTTATTAAACACTTCATCTTGTCCAAGACTGGTATCATAATTATCAATTGCGTTTTTGATATCGTCTTTGTCTGCATACTTGAAGTCAATCCAATCGGATGCAGTAAAGTCACCATTAATACGATTTACAAAAGAAGTTTTGAGAGAAGCCTTTCCTTCACTATTGGTTGTTACCCACAAGTCGCCTTCGTAATATGGTGGAGTTGGCTGAACCATGTAAACAGATGATTTCCCATCTATCTTGTCCAACAGTTCGTTCGGTATGGACTGTGGTTGCCAGATTCCAGATTTGTATATCCATTGTGTGTTATCAGAAGTATTGTGCCAAAGATCGCCTTCATGCTCTGCTTTTTCTGATTCCCATATTAAAACAATTTCATTCCCGGATTCATCCAGAATCTTGTTTCCGTCAATATCACACCACGGATATTCCTCTGTTTTTATCCATTTAAGAGAAGGGTCGTTTGGCTGATACCAAGTCTCAATTTTCCCGTCTATCTGCGTCTTTAAAGAATTAAGTGAATCTTTAAAAACACCATTGATAAATAAGTCTAAAGAGCTATCGTCCGTATACTTTGAAGCCTTTTCCCAATCATCCACTGAATAAGAGCCGCTTGCTCTAGCAACTCTACATCTCATCAAGTCACCATTAGAGCCTTGTGTCCATAAGTCTCCAATGTCATAAGGTGGTTCCGGCTGAACGACGAATACTCTACGCTTATGATTTGCTGTGTCCTGTGCTTTTTCTGCAGCGGCAAGTGCTAACGTGATATCGGTATCTTGTACCAATTGCCACTTCCATGTTGCCCCATCTTGCATAAAACGGTAAGCATATCCCTTGGATTTCCAGTAAAACAAGTCACCCTCATGTTTCTTTCGTTCTTCGTTTGTAGTCCATCCAGAAGCCGGGATATTCTGTAAGGTTGGTTCATAGTCATAAAAAAAAGTCTCAATCTGTCCGTCGATTTGAGACTGTAAATTATTAATATCAGTTGTGTATGTATTGCTTATAAAATTATTTACTTCTGTTTCTGCTTTTTCCTTTGCAATCGCATTAACATCTTTTCCCTTGACTTGGACGGAATCCGCATTAATAACAACTCTTCCTGTTGTTACATCAACCAGGAAAGTTGTGTTTCCATCTTTATCAATAGCCTTAATGGTTCCTGTATTAATCCAGTCAGCATTAACACCTGTAGCAGTAAGAATTCTGGCAATCACATCACCATCAACAGTCATGCCACCATTCCAATGTTGTCCTCCATCTGTAGAAACAGCCCACGCTTCCGCAGTCATTTTCCATACAATATCAGAATCGGACAGCTGTGGCTTGTTATGAAGATAATAGATGTTGCTTCCGTCCGGCTGTGTTTCTACTGTCGTGTATGTTCCAGAAGATTCCGCAAGGCGCTGTGATAATTCTTCCAGTGCCTTTTCTCTGGCGGTACGTTCATCTTTTAAGTTCTTTTTGTTTTCAGCTTGCACCTGTTGGCTAAGTGTATACTGTTTCTGCTTATTCCTAGATACACTCTTAGCACTGCATTCAAGTTGCTCAAATACGCCTGGATTCAAAGTAACAGAAGTTAGGAAGCTCTTGTACTGTTTTCCATTTCTATCAGAAATCGCAATGGTGTCACCAGCTTCCCACGCAATATTGGTCAATGCGCCTGTGGTAAATGGTCTGAATTTCAGCCCCACGCACCTGTCTGCAATAATTTGACAAACTTTCTCTCCAGAGCCTTCTTGAATCAACTTATTATCGCTGATTTCGATAACGTATCCAGATTTCCCCGACTGATATGTTTTCGCTTCATTTTTAGAAGAATTTTCAACGTATTCTGTAACTTTTACACCTGTTATTTCGATATCGTACAGCCATGGCGTGAATCCATTTGTATCTATGGCTGTAATACCCTTTTGCATAACAGTGATAATCTGTGCGCCAGTTGTATCTAAGATATCTTTCCCTTCAATATCTTTCCATGGTACTTCTTCATTATTATAAAAATCGTCTGGAACTTCATTTTTATACCAGTCAAGACACAATCTACCATATGCATCTGTTTTCGCCCACTGGCAGCCCATTTGTGCTACCCATGCAATTACCTGTCGGAAAGTAATACTGCTATCATCTGGTCGATTCTGTATTATCAAATCATCATTATCAAACCTTGTAGATTGTAATGTAACGCCGCAGACCTCGCAAGCATCCTGTATGATCTGTAATCTAGTTGCCGGATAGGACAGCTTACTTTCTGAATAATCACGATCAAATAATCGCATGGAATCTTCACAAGTTAAGCTAATAATAGCTGTGTTCTGATATGGGGCATCTGTTACTGTCATGGTACAGATACGGATTTTTTCAATACCAGTGGACAATTCAAGCCCAATATGGCAAACAACTCTCGCTCCGTCCCAGATGTAATCTGTGTAGTTGCCAGAAAAGTTGTTGATCTGCAATGTCAGCTTATTTACGATAGCTGCGCCGATATCAAAAGAACCGCTTTGCGATACTGCATCCTCAAATTTGAAGCCATTAGACCATAAATCTTTGTCGGTAATGGATAATGTGCTTCCGTCCGTAAAGGTAAAATCTGCATATTTCAGATAGTTACGATTCCCACTATTCTGTTGTTCTTTAAATTCCGTTGATAAATTTCGCATATCTTACCTCTCGATAAAATCAAAACTAAGTCCTTCCATGCGCTCATTTCCTATCCACCAGCACTTAAAAGGGGATTCCCTGTCACCAACATAAAATGTTCTAGTTTCGTGCTTATTTGCAGATAGCAAGTCTGGATATGTGACCTGTATGTACTCCGGATTTACCGCCTGTATAATTTTGCAAGCAGTGTCCCAGTCTGGGCCATTCCAACCTACAGACAGCTTTCGTTTCTGTCCAACTCTGTTTTTGTGCATGGTCGTATCGTCAGTTCTTCCCGATTCTGACGCCGATATATCCTGTAATCCCCATGTAAAAGAAGAAGGACAGGGCAACGCTACCCCATCCACTTTTAAAAATGCTTCTGCCATATACTCACCTACTTTAGCACTCTGATTTAAAATCTGAGTGCTCTTAAGCAATTAATTTCGTTGCTTCGTTTTGAATAAATTCCTTAATTTGCTGATAGCCCCAGCCGCAATTAATAAGGCTGCTTACCAGCATTTCCATGCTCTGAACTTTCGCCAAGTCGTCACCTGTGAAAAAGTCACGAAGATTTTCTTTTGCCTTTACGCCATAATCATTCTCAAGTTCTTTGGCTGTCTTTCCAAATAAATTACGGTAAATAAGATTTGTGTAATTCGGGTAAGCAAATCTCTTGTTTGGGCTTTCCGTTATTTTCATCTTAATTGTATCAGTGAGAATGTGGCGAATAACAACGCCTTTATCACGTTCAATTTGCCATTGCTGGCGTTCTGTGTGAATTTTCTTTAATTCTTCACGCATGGTATTAAATTCTGCAATGTATCGTTCTTTAAATTCCATTGCTCTTTCACCGCCATATCCCATGCAAAGAATTGTAAATCCATCTTCTGTAACAATATATTCTTTAAGCTTTTTATTTTGCTCTGAGGTGTAAGAGGATAACGCAAAATTGCGTTGTCTAAATTCTTCCGAACATCCCAAGTTTTCAATATCTCTCAAAACATCTGAATGTCTTTTCTCAAATCCTTCTGCAATTTTTCTACTTGTTGTAACAATTTTCTCTTCATATCTTTTTCCAACAATTTCCACCAGCATAAATTCATATCTCCTTTACGATTTATTTTTTACGCACGAAAAAAGCGCCTACCCCGAAAGGTAAACGCTTTAAAATTTGCTTATTATGATTTTATATTATAACATACGGTGAAAGTATCATTCAGTATACTATGGTATCATTTCAATAATCTTTTTACAAACGTATAAATCACTTCTAGCCAGTGGCTATTGTCGCAATTCTGTACGAGATTAATGATCTCTGTCTTATAGTAATTCATTCCACAATTCCTCCCAACACTCTAATCAACTTCTGTTTGCGGTTATACTTCAAAATCTCGGAAATCTGCCCCATCATATCATCCATCGTCATGTTGCTCTTCATGCTGTTGCAGCGCTTACACGCAAGTTGCAGATTCTTAATATCATTGGTGCCGCCCCGGGACAGCGGTGTAATGTGGTCGATTGTCATTTTCTTGAATTTGACAGGTTTACCGCATATTGCACATTTTCCGTTGCACTTGGCGTACACACTCTTTTTCTGAAAGTCATTGAACTGGATTCTGTTTGCCATACGATCACGCTTTCTGCTCCATAGATTCAAGAGCCTTAAATTTCTGTCTTGCTTTATTGGCATAATCGCATAAAATCAACAATTTCATGGTCATAAAGTCCTTGTTATATGCAAACTGCCATTTTTTCAGTTCGTCCATTTTTTCTGTGCTATTAAATCCATACTGTTCCATGAAATCATCCAAAAGAAACTTGATTTTATCAATAGTGTCCTCTACTTCGAACATTGTGTCTTCTCTATCCATATTTTCTTCCATTTTATTTTCCTCCTGTGTATCCCTGTAAAATCTAATTATGCGATTTCTACTCTGTATGCAATCATCATTTCTTTAATCACACTAACGTAAATCTCTTTCAGCCGCTTATTCTGCATAATCACGGACAGTTTATTAATCTGGTTAGTCTGTGCCTTGGTGCATCCTCTTTCCTCGGCTCTGGAAATCGCATTTCTAAGTTGCTGATCTAATCGGCAACCAGCCCTGTCCGATAATCTGCGGTAGCTTTCGTTTCTGGCGGCGGCATATTTATTCCCGAATGAGTAAGAGAAATCATCGCTCTCGGCAATCTTTGAAATACATCTGTTTACCCACTTCTCTGTGCCAACATCGGAATCCGTTCCTTTAAAGGTATCAATGATGGTTTTCATGTTCTTCTCTTGTTGGTCGGCACGCTCCGCAAGTTTCTTCTGTTCCAGTTCAGTTTTGGCTACCTGTTGAAAAATCTGATTAAACATTTGCAGTTCCGGGGACAGTTTAGAATAATCAATTACTTGTTGTTTTACCTTTTCTTCAAGTCTAGTAAAATATTCTCTAGCTTCTTCTGCTTTTTCGCTATTACCTTTTACCGATAACTTCTTTGCAAAATGAGCAGTAATTTTGTAGTCCTTAGTAGCCTGCCCTCCCCATTCGTCATTAATGACGAATGCCCAATAATCAACGTTTTCCTCTGCAAATTCATTTCCTGTAATGTTGCTCTTGCACCATCTTGAATAATTGCTAGAATCCAATTCTAAAAAGGCATATAACTTTCTTGCAGTAGTCATTCCCTCTTCATCAATGCCAAGTGCGATTTCAATAGGTGTCCGGTTTGCTGTGTTAATTGTGATTTCGTTCATATAGAAAATCCTCCTGTTGTTAAAAAATCTATTTGCAAACAGGGGATATACAGTGTTATAATTTGCATATCCCCTGTAGGGGGTGTTGTATAAGGGACTGTTTCTTTCCTAGGGAGCCAGTTCCTTATTTTTCGCCTATTTCATCTTCTATTAGACCGATTCCTTTCATAATGGTGTCCGTTCTTGAAATTCCAAGTTCTTCTGCACATTTGTCTATGCGTCCTTTTTCTTCTTTTGTAAGACGAATATTGAGCTTTTCCTTTCTTGATTCACCATTTACAGGTGGTCTACCTGTTCTTGGGGACATTTTGTTCACCTCCTTATTTTGTCCTTGCATAATTCATTATAATTTATGGGCGTACAAAAGTCAAGAGCATTTTCTATTATTTTAGAAAACGTATCAATCAAGGTTCTCGTCATTATGGCGAACACCTTTTCGCTAAAATTTTAGCAGAATTGGCTTCCACAAAATAATGGAGCCGAAATTTCGGAGGCTTATTCACTGTCGAATTTTCGACAGTGTGCGTCTCGTCTTTTAGGAAGAGTCGCAGTTAGACGAAGTAAAATTGACTTTGGTGATTGAAGCATCCACTTTTCCGCATGAATGCGGAGTCACTAGCCATTGTGTCGAACCTAGGACAAATTGTCCGAAGTGCTAACCGTCATCAAATTGATGATAGTTCAAAATATCAATCATAGAAATAGGGTGCATCAAATTAGAAGCACCCATTTTAAAATAAAAGGTGTCGAAATTTCTACGCCTTTTCGCCATGTATGGCTAAAACCCATATAAGCTGCTCAAATTTGTGCACCTTGTATGAATAAACAGTTTGCCATAGTAACGAAAGGTCAATTTGTCCGTTCGCTTCTCATTGCGAAAAACAGCTCCATAAATTTGTGGAACAGCTATTAACCGTCTTGAAATTCACGACAGTTTTTTACTGACGATTCGTCATTTTGATGAATCGTTATTTTTTTTCAAATTTCCTATTCCACTATCCGTTTTGGAGTGGTAAAATACAAATATCATACTGATTTAGGGAGGAAAACGCATATGAAAAAATCCAAAAAGTTACTGGCAATTTTTACCATTATGTTACTGATTGTCTGTATGGCAGTTCCAGTATCGGCGGCCGGTAAAATTAACAAGAAAAAAGTCACTTTGAAAGTCGGTCAAACATTGCAATTAAAAGTGACTGGAACAAAAGGAAAAGTAAAATGGACAAGTAGCAAAAAATCTGTTGCTACGGTATCTTCTAAAGGACGTGTAAAAGCGAAAAAGAAAGGTTCCGCTACAATTACCGCAAAGATTGGTAAAAAGAAATATACCTGTAAAGTTACTGTGAAAAAGGCTTCTAATGGCAATGGCGGTTTTGGTGGAAATCCAAATGCTAACAGCAGTGGTAAAAAGAATGTTGTTAGTTATCATGCAGAATCTACGCCGTATGGAGCTGTGGCAATTCTGGAAAACCATTATGACCATGCAGTTGATCTGACCGTTGAATTTATCTATTATCTGAATGGAACAATGGTCGGAGTTGATAAGGATTATAATTTCGCGTTTGCAGCACATTCAAAATGTGCACTTCAAGGCTGGAATTCTGATAAAACGTGGGATTCTTTTAAAATCAATTTGAATATTAAGAAAGCATCTTCAAGTGTTATAACAAATAACTCGGGAATTCATTATTCAGCCAATTTTGGAAATAGAAATGTAGTGGTAAAAGTAGATAACAATGGACGGAAAAATGCGTTTACCACTATTGCAATTGTATTTTATAAAAATGGTAGGATAGTGGGGTATGATGATCGTAATGCTGATGTAAAAAATCCAGGATCGACAGCTTATCTCGAATTTGATTTTCCATTTGATAGGAATTTCGAGGATATCATACCAGATAAATTTGAAGTATATGTAAATGATTCGTATACATATAGCTGGATGAATTAAGATAAAAGGCTAGGGAGAAATCCCTAGCCGATTTTTTCTACTTATCGTATGTTCTATGTTCAAACATTACTTTTGTTCCAAATATATCTATATCATTTGCGCCTGTATATAACTCTTCGTATGTTCCATTCTGGTTATCTTCTGTTTCGTAAGTAAACTGAGTTATAAATTTATATGATACGTTATTCAATTCGTATTCTCCGCTGACTTCTGCTAAGCCATTGCAAGCTTTGAATGTGCATTTACTCTCATTTTCAGTTCCGATATTCAATGAAATGGATTTATCCAACTCGCTTTGTAATATTTCTTGCGTTATCCTCATAAGGAAAGTACGTTCTTCATCAGAAAGTTCGTTTTCGGTTTTTATTATCCAAGGAAATCTCATTGATAAAGGATGATCGCTTGAGCTATTTATTTTCGTTCCACTTTTTGTATCATAGACATTAGTTGACAATAAAAAACCAACATTTGAACTAATACCTATGCTACAAATAGTGGTATAGTCAAACCATTCCTGTGAAGACATATTCGCAAAAATTTCATCCATTTCCATAAAACTGACATTTACTTTAAATAAATCAGTTCTGACGATAAGTGTTTTATATTCCGTCCCTTCCGAATCTTTTCCACTGTATTCTTCTGTATAAAATGCATTATCATCATTTTCATACTGTTGCAAAAATGTATTTACATCATCAATACTTGCTTTTACTGCGATAGGTGAAAAACATTCACATATTATTAATGTTGACGCAACAATAACTCTTTTCACTTTCTTCATACACTCATACCTCCCAATAATTGATACCCATATTGTACCACCTTGGGACGTATTCTGAAAGCCCTATTTCGCTTTTCTATCAATTTCCGCAGTTACGGCAAACAAAAGAGCTTCGGCAAATTTCGCGCCGACCGAATCGGAGTATTTATCGTGAATCCGGCTTGCTTCCATGGTGAGATTTTCCCACTTGGGAATATCGTCCTTTGAGATAAAGGCGTACTTCTTGTGGAGATTCCATATTTCCTGCCAGATGGAAAAGTAAGTCTGTTTAAAGTCCATCAGCGTAAAGAACCCCATGATATTTCTCGAACCTATGCTCTTGCTTTATTTCTGGGTATTTGTTCCAATCTACCTTGCTATAAAACATCTTTGTTGGCCTGGCAAATAGTTCCTTACCGCCATACAAAGCTCTGTATACTACCAAATCTTCCCCTGTTTCTGTATGTCTGGCATATCCGATAAACTTATACAAATACTCGTTGTTGCGTGGCTCCTTGATGGTTTCTCTCTTAAAGTGCTGTACAATGTCTCCTGGTTCAAATAATGGTCTATACATTTTCTTTCTCCTCCTCACCCAGCTAAAAGAATATCTCCAGGATTAACTTCATGGAGTTTTGTTATCTCAACATCTTTCTTACTCTCCCCTTCCCAAATCAAGCCAAGGCTCAGAGCGATTCCTTTAGCTTCGTTTTCACTTCTGGCGCATACAAGCACATCATTAATACCCATATCGCATTCTATTCTCTTTGTTCTTGAAACCAAGTAAAGATTCCCGTTTATTTCCATGCTAACGTCCTCCATAATTTGTTGACTTCTTCGCCCGAAAATCAATTTTATTGGCTTATGCCTATATTTTATAGTGTGAGTGGTTTTGTAGCGGATCCGGTTATTTTATCGCAGTAATTCTTTATCAATAATCTGGAAATTTGCCCTGTGGATATAAAGAGCTTTTCCGTCAATCATTAACTTTGTCATTTTAGGTAGATCATCCGGGATTTTCCAGAACACCTCGTCACCAGAATATGCGGCTATTGGTTGTCCAAGTTGGGATTTAATTACTACAACCCTAGATTTCCCAAAATAATTTTTATAATAATTCACAATCCCGGCTATGTATGCATTCTCTGAAATCTTCCCGGTTGAATGGCTGGTAATATCTTCCTGGGTAAAATCAACCTCCGGCTTCAATCCTTTTTGCTCAAAAATACAAGTATCACCACAACTTTCAATTTCTTTACCGTCTATCAGAATTGTAATGACGGAAGATACATCATAGCTGGTTGTTTCGTTACCCTCGCTATCGTAGCCCTTAGATTTCGTTTTATTCCCGGAAATATTAATCTTGTCCCCAGTGGTGGTCATAACCTTTTTGCCGTAGTTATCGTAGGTATAGATTGTGTAGCTGTTTCCAGAAAGATTTCCTTTCACGTCATTCATGTAATCGTCATTCGCTGCACAGCCTGTTAGCCATGTGATAATGCAAATACAGATAATGGTTGCCAGTAGTGCTTTAATTCTTTTCATAGTGTGTCCTCCCTGTCCTCAACTTTCATTAACAAATTTTTCCGTATGTAGCCAGACATGAAATGCGAATAATGGTGATCCGTGTACTCACTAAATGAAGTTCCAAAGTATTCATCAATCACTTTCATGTATGTTTCAATCTCAACATTCTGGAAGTAATCTGGATTTGGCCCGAATCCAAACTTGTCCAGGATATTATCCAAAGCGTCTTGATTGATTTTTGTGTGTGGTTTTCTGGTTCGTTCTTCGTACCTCTTGAAGAAATACTTCGATACTACCAGGAAGCGGTTGGTTGTATATGGGCTTGTCGTATATCCCAATTCTTCAAGCCGTACTGAAACCTGGTTCTTGAATGCAGACCAGTTAAAAGATTTACGGTCTATTGGAATATACTGGATGTTATCCTCAGTCAACATATTTTTGATATGTTGAGAATTGAACCACTCGTTAGAGTGGTATGCATTTTTCTTTTCTTCTTTTAACTCCGTAGGAGATGTAGTATCTGGTATAGTAGTTTCTGAATGATAATCTTTGAAAGTATTCTCTGGTAATGCTTCCCCCGAACTGTCTTTGTGCATTTCGTCATTTTGTCTATGCCTTTCGTCATTCTGTCCAGATGCACATTGGCTATTTGTCTTTGGGTTCTCCTTTACTATACCATTTAATATATTTTCAAGAACATCTTCATTGATGGAATACCATTTTGTACGGTCTCTTTGGTCTTTATTATAATTTCCAGTGATAACAATTCCGGAAGAAATTAAACTTTTAAAAGCTCTTTCTATAGTTTTTGTAGACCACCATGGGAAATTATTCTTTTGCCATTCTTCCATCGTGTTAAAAGTCCAATATCTTCCATCATAATAATTTCTTTGCAATTTTTCATTTATTTCAAGCCAGTAATAAATTTGGCGTAAAACAATGGCTTCATTTAGCCCTAATTTTACTGCTAAATCTGGTTTGATGATAACGCTTTCTTTGCTGGATAAAAAAAGATCTGATAATTTACCTTTCATATTAGATAACCTCCTTGTTGGTCGTAGGCACTCTCCGTATTGTGCCAGAATCCTTGATTTATAAAAACAGTGGACAGGCGTATCAAGGTTTACGCTTTTCGGCGGCCAACCTAGCCCACTGGTTTTACCGAATTAATTAATCAAACATTTTGAATGTTTCTTTGCAAAATTCCTCATAGTCGGTATTCCCGACCAGTGGCATTTTATTTCTCAGCTTTTCCATGGCTTTAAAAAATTTGCCTTGATCTTTGTTCCAGATTTTACAGGAAACAAGAAGATACTTCTCTTCTGTGTGTCCATATTCTTTTCCGAAATTCACTCTGATTTTCTCATTCTTAAAAAGTTGGTCTGCCAGATACTCTTCTGTATCTGCGAAAATGTATTCGCTACGGAATAAATGTTTTTGAATTAAGATGTAATTTTTATATGACATGATATTCCTCCCTGTGAAAAAGGTTCCATTTTAAATCGAACCTTTCCAGACCTCATTTTAAATGCGGGCTGTCTAAAAATTCAAAATCATGCGGCAATTTTATTAATTCCTTTATTCAGAATAAATTCTTTTATTTCGTTATATCCCCAGCCATATCCGACTAATGCGCTCACAAGCATTTCTGCATTCTGGATTTTCACCAAATCTTCTTCTGAAAAATAATCTCTCATACTTTCTTTTTTTGTGATTCCGAATTCCTCTCTTAGTTGCTTGGCGTTTTTACCAAATATGGACTTGTAAATAACGTCCGTATATGTAGAATAGGCATGTCCGTGCATTCTTTCATTTTCAGAAGATTGCTGGATTGCCTTTGTCAATGCCTGTCTTACTGCTATTCCTTTAGCTCGTTCAAGTTCTGCTGCACGCTGCTTTTTAAAAGCAATTTTTAAGGATTGTTCGCAACCAATAAAATAGTTTCTTGCTTGTTCTCCTCTTTCAGATTTTGATAGCATTGAAAGTTTTTTGGCGAAATGGGCAGTTATCTTATAATCAACAGTTTTATTACCCTCGACATAAATGTCGAACCCCCAATAGTCTTCATTTTCTACCGCAAATGAATTGTCGATAATATTTGTTTTCGCCCATCTTGAAAATTGTCCCTGTGCAAGTCCTAAAAATGAATATAGTTTTCTTGCAGTAGTCATGCCTTCTTCGTCAATCCCAAGTGCAATCTCAATAGGTGTCTGTTCACTTGTTATCAAAACTTCATTTTCCATTCTCCATTCCTCCTTATATTGATGGATAAAATAAAAAGAGCCGCCAAGTAAGATAAAAATTCCTCAAAATCGAGAAATATTAATTTCTTCTTAGCGGCTCAAAAATCAAGACCGTGTGTACTTCTTCATTGAAGAAATTATACCACACAATCAGTCAAAAATCAATATGCCGGGGACGGTTTGAAACGGCTATCTGTATCATTTTGGGCTTTTGTTACAGCTTTCGCAATCTCGCTTCCATCCAGAATAATGCTGTTCATAATGTACTGCGGATTCTTGTTTCCGCTGTTCATACTCATTGCCATTGCAACGCCCTGCGCTACTGCTTTTGTCATTTCTTCTTTTGTAAGTCCCATGCTTCCGTCCGAACTAGAAACAATGCTGTCTGCGATCTTCTTCATGGTTCGTGGATTTTCCAGAGGAAGAACGGCTTCGGAACCGGCTTCACCGATACCAATTACCTGTGCACCGTTGAAAAGGCCACCTTTGGCGTACCAATCAACACTAGAGTTCCATCTCCATTTGTGGGTATTACCCTCTTGCCAGTTAGTATAATTCATTTGCAAATGTGGCGTTTTTATATGAACAGATTCTATTCCACGTTTAAAATCATTCATCGCATTTAGCCCAACAGAATAGAGTCCCGAAAAATTTCCATTAATAGTTTTTCTGATTGAAGAAAAAACTCTTGCAACAGACGACATATTATTTTCGGCATAAGTAAGCATTTTGCCAGTTTCCGTGTCAACTTTTCCAGAAGCCTTTTCCCAAATCTGGTTTGTATTGATAAGGACAGAAGACCAATAACTTTGGATGGTTGTCATAACCTTACCCATTACATCTTTGGTATCGGTGTCCATGGTTCCGAGGGCTGTCGATACAGCACTTGCAGAATTTTCCCAGTTGGTTTTAGAGTTGGTTTCAACATCATCATTCGTGTTCTTTATCTTCGACCAAATGGAAGGCATTGTGCTTTCTGTGCTTTTTTTCATTCCAGCCATTGCCGTGCTTACTGCAGTATTGGCGAGACCAAAGCCAGTTTTTGTCTTGGATGATACGGAGCTAGAAGCATTTGCAACAGCGGTAGTAATACCTCCCACTGCTGTTTTCACAGATGTATTCATTCCATCGAAAGAATTCTTTGCACTTGTTTCCATTGTGACAACTGCATCTGGAAAATCTTTTCTGAGTTTTTCATCTAATTCATCTAACGGAACGCCAGCATTTTTTAATGACGTATAAACTGCGTCTAGTGCTTCTTCTGTATTAGCATATGTTCTTCCAGATATTGCACTATCAAGAGCATCTTTAGCAGTTAAGTAGTCTCCACTAAATTGCTCGGAACTAAGACTTAAAAGATAAAGTTCGTCTTTCAAATCAGATATACTGATTTTGGTTGTGTCAAATTTTCCAGCTGATTCAGATACACCATCTCCAAGGGCTACGGCTTTATCAGTCATATCTTCCAAAAATCCAGTTGATACACCCGCCTGTGCGCCGTATTTTTCGAGAATTTTTCTTGCATCTTCGGTTGATACGCCAAATTCTCCAAGTTTCTGAATGAAACTATCGTACATTTCAGAATTTGATTTTCCAGCACTTTCATCTGCTTCAATTAACTTCCAGAGCTCTTCTGCTTGGCCTTGTGTTATTTTATGCGCGCTTTCCATCTCGCCTGTATAATCATGGAGATAACCACCTGTTTGTGTGAGAATACCATTTCCACCTTGCGCAGCTTCTGTAATACTTGCAATTCCTTTAGCAAGTTTAACAGATAATGCCGTTGCAACAAATACAATCCCAGCGGTTCCAAATATAGTACCAAGCGTTGAAGAAAACGTTTTAAGTCCGCCTGTTGAAGCTGTTTCCGCTGCATCTCCAACTCCCTTTATTGCTTCACTTGCCGCACTTGTACCATTTCCTATCACATCCGCAAGTTTATCTGCAATTAGTTCTGCATTTTTCTTTTCAGCTATTTTTCCTGCAATATGTCCCACAAGTGAACCAACAAGAGTTCCAATACCTGTGATATTTGCTATTTTTACTGCAATAAATGCTTTTGTAAGCCATTCTGCAATATGTCCGGCTATCGGGTGCTTTTCCTCTAATCCATCGAATAATCCGTTTAATGCACTGGTAAGACCAGTTAATAGCAGATCAGCTGCGGTACTAAGGATTTCTCCCCATGGCAATTCACCAAGGAATGTTCCAACTCCTTGTCCAAACTCATAGAATGTGTCTGTCGTGAGAGAATCTTTTAATGCAGTACACAAGTGAGATATAAAATCTCCAAGAGCCTGTCCGTTCTCTTCCCAATTTGTTTCTTTGATGAATTTAGCGATTCCATCTCTTATCTTGGTTGCGAGATCATCCCAATTAAATGTTTCGGTAAATGACTTTAAGCTTTCAAATGCTCCATTCAGTAATCCAGAAAGTGCATCTGCAATTGTGTTCATGTCTATCTTTTTGATTGCACCATTTAAGGCTTTTCCAATAGCAGTGCCAAGCTTACCCCATCCAGTAATTCCAGCACCATCTTTTTTAGACATATCCTTTACAAAGCCAGAAAGCATTTTCCAAGATGCCATAAAACTGTTTCCGATTAAGTTTCCAAGACCTGTCCAGTCAATTTCCTTTATAGCTCCTTTTAAAAGTTGAGACAGTTTTGCCCCTATTTCAGAAAAATCTATTCCTCCATCTCCAAGCAACAGGTTTAGAGTATTTACTGCTGTGTTAATTCCAGCTCCAAGCAATCTTCCCATTAAGTCAAAATCTATGCCGCTAACCATGGAATTGAATGCTGTTGTAAATGCATTTACAAATTCAGTTATTTTCGGACCAACATTATTCCAGCTGATAACGTTGTAAACTTTTTTCATACCAAGATTGAGCATATCGGCAATTGTGGTTCCTACGCCTTTCCAATCTTTAGCCAGAAATGCTTTTCTGATTTTAGCAGCCCATTTATTAATTGGCGTTTCGTCAACAGTCAAAACTTCATCCATTGAATCTTGTATTCCTGCAAAACTATCTGCCAAATCTCCAAGTCCAGAACCAAGACTTTTAGATGCAGTTCCAGAATTGTCAGAATTATCGGCAAGCTGATTTAATTGATCGAATGGTAATACAGAAAGTGCCTTTTTCAATTTCTTAGCAGATGATGTAGCGTCATCAAGCCCGGAAGAAGCGTCATCACCAGCTGTTTCTATACCTCCTAAATTAGATACAATATCACTAACTCCACTCTGTGAGCCTTTCAGCTTCTTTCCCATCAATACATACATGAAGTTCCGGAACGCATTCGCGGCTTGCATAAGCTTTGCCATGAGAGCATTAAGTACTTGAATAGCAGGAAGAATACCCGCAATCAAACCTTGCCCGATCACTGCGGAAAGTGACTGGAAATTCAGAGTGAGTAAACGAACCTGGTTCGCCCAGGTGCCAGATGTCCTTGCGAAATCCCCTTGCACATCTCCTGTAACTGACATTAAATAGTTATATCGAAGAGCAACTTTTTCAGCTTGAGACATTGCATTATAAGATGTTGTAATTCCCCTTGAAAGAGCATAAGCCTCCATATTTGCAACGGATAAATTAATACCCAATTGTCTTAAAGGCTCAATTTCCCCGGAAATTCCAGCGCGTATTTTCTGAAAAGCAGTATCGGTATCAATGTTGTAAAATGATGCAATATCCCCGGCTAATCCAGCAAGAGAAATTGACATTTTAGAAGCTGCATCTTGCGCAACACCAGATGATTTCATCATTGCCATCATGGTTCCAGAATATTGCTTTGCTGCCAATTCGGATAATCCAAATTGTTCTTTAGCCGTAGAAGCAAATTTGTAGGCTTCATCTGCCATGCTTCCAAAGGAAACATCTACAACATTTTCGATTTCTGTAATAGCAGAGCCAAAACCAATTGCACTTTTTCCTAAATTTGCCAGACCACGAATAGCCTTAAAACCGATAGCAGTTTTAAGCAAATTTCCGAGATTAAAAGAAGCGGTTTTAATTCCAGAACTACTATTCCCGAGACGTTGAAACCATCCAATAATGCCTTTTACCCCGGTTCCAATTATAGAAGAAGTTTTACTAACAATATTACCAAGGTTAGATGTTGCAGATGATAATTTAGAAAACGCACTGGATATAGAATTTGTAGCAGAATTTACCTTTCCTCCAGCATTAGCCAACTTTGCTAGTGCTTCCGTCATGCGGATTGTGTCATCACTGATTTTAGGTGCAGTTTTCATCACATCAAAGAAAGATAATACTTCCTTTGCTAGTGCTCCAAGTTGGCTTGATGTTTGTCCGATTTTATTCCCAGAACTTGCCAATTGTGCAATAGACTGAACTAACCTATTCACAGGTTCAGATATATCGCCAACGCTCGTAAAACTCTCTGCGATTGATTTAAGGTTGCTTCCAAGCCCAGGTAATTCAGCCGATACATTTGCAATATATTCACCAGAATTGGCTAATCTAGCCATTGAATTAACAAAACGATTAACACCGGAAGATACATCTGGAATCTCTGTCAAATTGCTTAATTGACGGATTATTTCTCCAAGTTTTCCAGAATCAAATCCACTAACATCAACCTGGCTAAGCCTGTTGATTGAGTTGATAACTGCATTCAGACCAGAACCTTTATAATCTACTCCACCCATTGTCTTTATGGAATTTGAGAATTTTCCAATTCCATCAGCAATGCTTGTCATTTTCCCGACATCAAGTTCTTTTAGTTTTCCAAGTTCCCTTACACAACTACGTAATCCGTTTGTATTAACTCCGCGTAATGCGGAATTAACTTCTGTGAGTTTATTTGAAAGATTAGTCAGCGCACGTACTGCTTTTTCTGTACTACTGCTAATTTTTATATCAAGGGTATCAATGGTATTGTCAGCCATTTTTATCTCCCTCCTTTTTTACAAAAAAATAAAGGGCAGACAAGACTTATTCATCCTGCCTGCCCTTTTCATGGTTAAGTTCAAAGTTTGCCTGCATGAGTTGCAAGCTTGCCAAAAGTGCGTTTCTCTGTTTTTTCTTTTCTTCTTCGGAAAGTATGCCTTCCTGTTTACGCTTTTCTTCCTCTGCTGATTCCAGTAAAGGTTTTTTCAAATACTCTGCTTTAGATTTTTTCCCCATTAAAGCATTCGCAACAGCCGTGAATGTGGCTGATGTTTCATAAATGCCAGCTTGCCATAATTCGGCATCTTTCCTCTTTTGGCGTATCTTTTCAGCTTCGAGATAAGGTTTTAATTCAGCTGGCGTAGAATCCATAAATTCTTCTTTGGATACACCGATAGAGAGGTATAACGGAAGAATCTCTTGGTAAACAGCTTCTCGAAAAGTTAATTTTTCTTTTTGTGATCCTGTGGGAGCTTCGTTGCATTCTTCTCCACTGCCTGCGCTTCTGCTACTGCATTCAGCAGACCGGATAAAAAACCATTTTTCTCCAATTCTTTGTCAAGAAGTTGGTATAAATCAAATCCGCTTTTGGGATTTTCCTCAGTTCCTTCATCTTCGTAATCATCCAAAAGGTCACAGACTTTATTAAGAACAACTTCTTTTTCAGAATCACTTTCATACCCAAACTCTTCCTTGTGCTTCTTTTGAAGTCCGGCAAGAAGCAGTTCCGGGAGAAGAGAAATCATTTTCTGAAGGCTTCTCTCTTTTCCATCTGTAATCCCCTGTACCTTGTCCAGCACATCTGTTTTTGTAAGAAGTCCGTATCCAAATACAACCTTATATTCTTTTCCATGTACATTAAAAGTTACCATTTTATAATCCTCCCAATATGTTTTTAGCTAAGTGCCATTGCGCCTGTGGAATCTGCTACTGCTTTTGCGGTGTCTAAAGCCTGTGTAAGTTCTTCGGAAACGACTTTTGTATCAAGGCCTTTGTATTCTTGAATAATGAGAGACAGCGGAATTGTTGCTGCTTCATTCTGCCCAATGTCAGACAGTGGAATATTTTTTCCAGGGTCTGCGATAACAAAGAATGCATCTTCGAGGTCTGGAAATACAACTTCAAACCAAACTCTAAATCCTTTTGGCTTTCCTGTTGCCGCATCAGTCATAAGCTTCTTTAATGCTGTGATAACATCGGCGTTAAGATTGAAGGTTACGTCCCAAGTACCACCAGTATCCTGTCTACCAGATGCGTACTGTGTAATGAAGTCTTCAAGTGCTGATACGTCAATCTGCTCTGTATCAAGAGAAATTCCACCAATGGAACTACATCTTTTTAACCAGGTGAATGCAGTTGGCTTTGTTCCTTTAGCGGTTTCAACACCGTAATGAAAAGTTACGCCAAGTGTTGTTAAATCTGCCATTTTAATAGGCTCCTTTCTTTAATTTAAGTTTTATGCACGTAACCCTGTGCCGGGAGATAGCGGATCACCGCCTTTCTACTCTTCTTTTCCAGACTGCTTAATAAGCTGATTTACATAAGTACTTAATCCAGCAACGATAATTCCTTGTGTAATTGCAGTAAACAGTGCCATTGCAGCTTCCTGTGAACCGGAAACTGTAGATGTTGCAAAAACATAAAGACCGCAAATTAATACACCAAGGATTCCTAAAATCATTGGAATAAATTTGTCAGAAATATTTTCTGATTTTTTAATCATTACCCCGATAAAATAAAGAACTACAACGACAATAAGTAATTCTGGCTTTACATAACTTAAAATCTGATCCATAATCTCACCTCGCTTTCGTTTTAAGCATAAAAAAAAGAACGTCTATGCGTTCATTGGTTTCAAAGTAATTTTCCTGTATATATCCGGCTGTATCGGCTTATAAGCTTTTTGATTCCACTGTCACCAAAAAACATAGGTTCCGGGCCATATGTACGGCGGAATCCCATGCTCACCATAGCTTTGTGGCTTATCTTATCTAATTCATACACTCTGGTTAGTGCTTTGCTCCCAGAGGTGAAGCAATTTACTTGAAATGATGGCATTGTTGCGCATTCATCCCCTTCAAGGTCACCTCTTGTAATTGGATTCCCGAGCATATAAAGCTGTGCATATGCTTTTTTGCCGGAAGCATTTGTCTCGCTCCCATCCATGGAATAATTGTCTGCGCCGGTAATCTTAGAAACAGCCGCTCCCCACCTTGAAAAAACTTCCAGTACAGGGGATTCTATTGTGTCCGGCATATCTGTCACCTCACAATAAAAAAATGCACTCACCTTTATAGTGAATGCATTGCATGTTATACTACAATTTAACACTGTAATCATAACATAATTGGTTAGTATCATTCAGTATATTATGGTATCTTCTTTAAGAAGAGAATACCTCTTTGGCAATTTTGCGAACAGCAATAATAACGGCTTGTTCTGCGTGATACATAGGCATGTACGCTCTATTTCCATATGAATGGCGTGTTTCTCCACTTCTTTCGTCCGTATACCACCATCCATAAGGTGAAAACGCATGGGTTTGTCCGGGGTATGTACCTACTCCGTATTCAGAACCAGATGGCAGAGGGTAATTGTTTGAACCATATGTGATACCAGCTGAAAATTCAATGAATAACACTTTATCACCAGACAGCCTAACAGATGCACCTGTAATGTCACCGTTCTTATTATAGATTATCTCGGTGTAGTATGAACCTTTCTCTTCGTCCGGGATGGATTCCATTGTGGTCTGAATTACTTGTAATCCCTCTTCGCACAATCTCTTAACAAAAAGCTCGTTCTTTCTTTGTAAATCTTTCTGGTATGCCTTTAATTCATTAATTGCATTACGAATTGATTTCTGCGACAAGGTACACTTTATTGTCTTACCCATCTTCATTCCCTCTCTTAGAAATTCCGTATCTGGCAATATTGCCTTTTTGTGTGTCTAAAATCTTCTTTAGCGTGTAATCTGGCAATACTGTAGGATCTCCATTTTCGTACAAAATAAGGCTTCCATCCTCGCTTATTTGTGGGATTCTGTCTATCCAAAATATGTCTGCTTCCTGTGGGTGGAAATTTCGGTTAAAGCTTGTAATGTACCTGTCGTAATCTGGCACTATTCCGGCTGCGATTTCTTCTGGTGTTCCGGCGGTAGATGATACGGAAAAAGAGAATATAACTGGCTTCTCATAAACTTTAATACGGTCTAATCCTTCTGTTTTTTCAGTAATTCGTGACCAATATACTTTTTGCTTTTGACGGACTAATCCTCTCATATTTCCTCTCTTTCTTAAATTTGGTTGCTTAACTAAAGCTCCCTTTAGTTAATTAGTTTATGCAAAAAAGCTCCTTGCTTTATGGACGCTTTATAATCATTTAAGATAAGCTGGTCTGTTAAGTATTTACTAGCATAGTCTCTAGCAGATAACACCTCAATCTCTCCTTTTTTGACTTTTTGTGCGATATACTCAATAAATTTTTTAAAGTTAGATTCTGACAAGTCAGATGTATCACTCATGTTGTGAGCATAAAAGCAAACACCGCATTTATTTAATATAGCCTTTTCAACGTATGCTTTACAGTTGTCTATACTTGCATTTGTTAGGTAGTTAGCGCCCGTTCTATATTGTGTCCTTGACCTTATATAATTCTCACCGTTGATAAAGCAGCGCTGCATTAAAAACCCCAATTCTTTACAAGCTTCAGTAATATATTCCGCACTGTTGTTATCGGGTGTATTGTACATTACAGGATTGAAGATACCCATATTTTCCTTTTGTTTCAGTCCAGCACTAATTGCGGCTTTCCAACTGTCTTTTGTATTTCCTATATCACCAATAGTACCATATAAAGCCCAATCCCATCCATTTTCCAGCATTTCATCAAATTGATTTCTTGTTAGCCCATCAGAGATATTATAATCACTTGTTTGAGTATCGAGACAAAATGTTGCGTTCAATCCAAGTGGTTTCATGATTTGATATTTTTGCCAACTATCGGAATACCAATCAAATGAAAATATTACAAAAGGTTTTTCAAACTCAGAATATGCTGTAAACGGTAATTTATTAAAATAAAGTTCATAATGCGATTCTACTAATTTTACTCTGTCGCTTTCTGACATATTGTAATAATCTAATGGAGATTCTGTTATATCAAAAAAGCCAATTTTATAAAATCCTGCATTAAATTCTGCATATGCCACTCCGTTAATTTCGGTAAACTTTTTGAAAATATACTCATCTCCATTTTTGGAAAACTCGCACACATTAAATTTGTAACCACTATCTTTTGATACAAGTTTAAATGATGTCGGAATATTCAAAATTTTTGTTTTACCAACAGAAGCAGCATTTGTAATATTAGAAATCGTACCATCGCTATTAATTCCTTGCTGTTCCCACTTAGCATCAAAAGCCCCCATTTTTGCATATCCGTTAGGTAAAGCTTTATCTAAATCTTCCTTTAGCGAATCAATAGCTTCTCCCGTTGCTTTTGCTTCGGCAAGCCCACCTTCTATAGTCAATGTAGTGTCTGGCTGTGATACACTCTGAATGTCCTTAATAGCTTGTTCTTTTGCGGAATTTACATTTTGAACAGCTTCCGCAGATATGTTTTTAGTAAGCTCCAAAAGCTGATTTATAACATCTTTTTCTTCCTGTCCTATCTGTGGTTGATCAATCTCGATACCCTCTAGCACTGGTACTTCCGCTATTGCGGTATTCCATTCAACACTAATATTTGAATCGGAATCCGTTTTAACAGCGCAAACAATAAAACGTACCGTTCCCATATACCTTGCTGCATTTCTTCCAATCAACCAAGAAAAAGTTACATTTTCGCCATCTACAGCTACATCATCACAAATGTATTGGTCTTTGATAGAAACATTAAAATCCACACTGCTTACGTTTTCAAAGTTAATTCTGACTGAAAATTTGGATAAATCAAGATTATCTCCTACAATTTTGGGACATGAAAATTTAATACGTTCTGCATTCTTGTCAGATTGTACACCACCAACTACGATTGTAGAGGGCACAAAAATAGCCCTTGTCTTAGCGTCAATTGTGCATATATCGGATTCTTCAGAAAGCAAATTAACATCTTCTTTTGTGTTCATAAGTAAATCAAGTGCTGTTGCCATGTTCTACCCCCTTTGTGATACTTTGGTTTTACCAGTAGTTATAATGTATTTTCCGTTATCTTTTACGCCAGTGACAGATACAGAAAAATAATCCCAAGTAAGGGCTTCCGGCGGAATTTCACATTGATTGTTTTTCAGTATTACTGGGTATTCTTTTTCCATTCTCCAAAATGAAGCAGCTGTTTTACATCCGTTCCACTCTGGTGAAAAGATAAACAATGCTTTAAGATATCCAGTCGTGCCCTTTACCAGTCCAGAGAAATCACACTTTGGATCTGGATAAATTCTTTGATTATTTACAATAAATCTTAATACTCTCATGCAATCATCCTTTCCATTCCAACAGGCGAAACGTATGTAAATTTGTTTCCCAAAATATCTCTTGTTGTGCCAATCACGAAATGGCTGTAGTCTGCCAGAATATTGCATACAAATTCCTCTGCATCAACCCAATATCGTTTTTTAATCATACGGTGAAGCTCTGGCAGTAGACCATAACTGAACATCACGCAATGCCCTAATTCGTGGATAAACACACGGTTCAGAAGTTCTCCATGCAAGTTGCTTGCAATCGAAATTGTCATTGTAGAGTAATCAGATACAGCAAGTGTTCTATTTCCAGTGCGGTCAATTAACACGTTATCGTGTGGGGATACGAACTGTACTCTCCATAGGTCACCGTTCATGTAAAATTGTCTTAGCATGGCTTATCACCATCCTTTTCTCAACTAAAAAGCCCCTGCCGCACTACTGCAACAAGGGCTTAATCAATAATTTAATCATGTCATCTGCTGAACCAAACGGCTCAGGCCAGTTTTCATCTGCTGTCTGAGCGTTGCATCTGCATCCGACCACATTTCCGTAAGGTTACGAATAATATCTGATGTGTACTCCTTCATGGAATCATCCATTTTTCTTTTGGATTCCGTGTCTTTGGAATCATGATAATGCCTACGATTCTCATCGTATCTATCATAGGATTCGCCATATCTGGATTTCTTCCGATTTATGTCACCCATTTCCATATCACTACGGTCTGGATGATATCCCATGCGGTACATGTTGCGCTCAAATTCTGGATTGTTTAAATACTCGTCCATCCAGTCATCGTCTTCCATGTACAGATATGGTCTATAACCTTTTCTAGTTCCCCTACCTTTTGGAGCGAAACGCCCATTTGAATAGCGGTAACGGTCATATCCCATGCGTCCAAGATACTTTTCTTCCTGTTCGCATTCATCCATAGCTTCCACGATTCTGTAATCTTTATCTGCACAAACCGCACACTTTACTGCTTCCATGCAGTCTTTCAAATCGTCCCAGTCTTGAGCACTGAGATTATCAAATCCATGTGTTTTGGCTTTTTCCATGGCCCATTTTCCCATTTCCATTGCTGTCTTATGCATTCACGATACCTCCACTCTTCACAGCCTGTACAACATTTTCTGCTGTTGGGGCTGTACCATTGATTGCAGTCAGATTGTTATTCGGACTACAAGCCGGATTCCCTAACATTTTGAACGCTCCACCAGTAGCGCTTGTTGCAACTCTGGTTGCATATTTTGTTCTGGTTCTGACGCCACATGCTGTTACCTGTGCGCAACAACGATTCTCCAATGGATATAAAGTTGTTCCTGTTCCTATCTGAATCATTACTGGGGCGGTAATTGTGGTTGTATTTGGAATGGACTGTGCTAAAACAATGCAGTATTTTTCTCCATTATTGTAGCTTCCTTCCGGGATAGTAACCACAAGATTTCCACCTGTGAATGCAATTGCAGTAGACAGCACAAGGTGATTGCAAAGCTTACAAACATTCTTACATGCCATATTTTTTACCTCTCAATCAATAAGAGGTGAGCCGCAACCCACCTCTTAGAATTAGTCAACCTCTAAGGGTGAGTTCAACAACTTTTGTTACTTTTAAGATAAATAGTCAGGGATATTCATTCTAGGGCTAGAATTTCCAGTTCTGTTCTTTTTACCAAATAAGCACTCTTCCGCACTCCATCCGGCATGTACCCTATACGCAATGGTTTCTTTTCCTATTCCAAGTTCTCTACTCCACTGAGAAATTGTTTTCTTTTTCCCACCGTACTCTAAAAATACGCTTCTTCTTTTGTTGCTGGCTTGTTCAAACCCAGTAATCCAGCAACAATTTTCGGGACAATAATTTCCATTTACGTCTTTTCTCTCAATGGTTAAGTCTTCTTGATATCCATTCGCATAAGCCCATTCTCTAAACGGCCAATATTCTTGCCACTCATCACACAATTTAATTCCACGTCCACCATAGTCTTTATAGTGCGGGTCATTTGGGTTAGTACATCTTGTTTTAATCGAAGACCATTTTTTATATAAAATTCCGGTTGATTCTCCATGACAGTTTCTACTTTGTTTTGAGTAATAACTTCGCAAACATCCGCAAGATGTACTTGTTCCCCTCATTAAATTGTATTGATAGCAATTGACATCATTGCCACAGTCGCAATGACATTGCCAATAATTAGAACGATTTTTCCTGCCTATTTTCTTTACTACGGTCAATTTTCCGAAACGCTTTCCTGCCAAATCTTCCGCTTTTGGGTGTAAACATCCACAACTTTTTGTGTGACCATTTCTTAGTCTAGATGTGTCTACGATCACAATATTGCCACAATCGCATTTGCATTCCCATAACCTATGTTTCCACTTATTGGTTCCTGCGCTAGATTCAACTGTAAGTTTCCCAAATTTTTGACCTATTAAATCTTGATTAACCATGCACCGTTCCTCCTATGATAATTTTATTATATCATAATAACGGTACATATTCAATTTTTAATTTAATTCAATGATAAAATCAGCAACAACCGTTGTTTCCCCCACATCCACAGCTTCCATAATATCCATACAAGTTGCTTGCCGGATATGCAGGAACCGGAAGCGGTGCAGTGCGTCTGAGAATTTCTGCTGTATTTGCGTTCATAGCCGCCTGTAATACCGCATTCTGGTCGGACTGTGAAGCCGCCAGTTTAAGTGCCTGATTCTCTGCTCTGAGGTCTGCTGTCTCTTTCTGGCAAAGATAATCAAGGATTGCTCTTGTGTTGCTATTCTGATTTTCCAGAAGGTCTCTGGTGTTGTTGTTCATTGTGTTCTGGAGAGCACAAGTGTTGGTAGCCAAGTTGTAGTTGATACCCTGGATAGCTTCTCTGGTCTCGCAGCAACAACTTGCTAACTGAGACTGTAATGCATTGGTATTCTGCATACCGGCTACAGTATCAGCATTGATTGCCTGCTGAACGCCGTTGAAGCCTTGAAGCATTCCAACGTTCACGCCATTGAAGCCACTCTGCATGGTATTGTTAAGCGCATATGTGCTATCGCAAATACCCTGCTGAATACCTCTGATACCATTCTGAATATCATTCAGAGCAAAGCTCTCATTGATATCCGCTCTGGTTGCCCATCCTTGGAAACCTGCACCATTTGTACCGTTTCCACCATTGCCGCCCCAGCCGCCAAAGCCGCCGAAACCGCCCCAGCCAAAGATTGCGAAAATAAGGACAAGCCAAATAAGGGAAAAACCATCGCCGCCCCACATGTCGTTTGCACGGTTATTAGAGCCTGTAGCGGCTGCAATGTCGCTAAGACTATAATTTGAACCATTCATCATGTTTTTAGTCTCCTTAAATTTTATTTACAATAGGAGACATCCGCGGCTGTCATCCCAAATTGTAGCGATTCTAAATCACCCAATTATGGGGAAGTTATTTCATCCCTAAAAATTTTTCTAAAATTCCTTCGGTAGAAAAATTCTTTTCTTTAAATATATTTTGCTGGACTTGGTGTAGTTGTTCTGTATCACCATGTTTGTATAAATCAAGAGCATTTTTTAATGTTGGATTGTTTCCAGCAAATTTGCTCATATCGTTCATCATATTATCAACGCTTCCGAACCTTTGAGAAATCATTTGCTGAATTCTTTGTTTCATTATTGCGTTTGGGTTGAAATTCATCTCTGATTACCTCCCTTCTGTGTCTTGGGCGGTTCAGATTGTATTGGCAATAATTCTTTAATTTCAGAAATTTCAGCATGAACATCATCACGAAGTTGGTTGATCAGCGAAACAATATCAACTTGATTTGTGTTATTGCTTTCTGGTTGTTCTCCTTCATTTACAAGTCTATAAGTGAAAATTCGGCTTCTGCCATCTGCCTGTAACTGTTTTCGGTAAACTTCTGTACCGTCAGTTTTTGGATAATAGACAGGGTTTCCAGACATATCTACATCTTTTGCCTTTACAGTATCAATGCCATCAACCATCTGTCCTTGCAACATGGGGATTTGTGGTACTTGTGGCATTTGTTGCATTGGTTGTTGAATTTGTGCCTGTCCGTATGGCATTGCCTGCTGATAACTATTCTGCAATTGTGCTAATCTATCTTGATACGGCTGTATTTGCTGAAATGGTTGCGCAAAATAAGGACTTCCATACTGCATATCTCAAACCTCCCTTGTTTTTATAACTATATTTTACAATAATAAGAGGTTGATTAACACGCCATGATAACGCCATAAATACGCCATTTTCTATGAATACAAAGAAAAGCCCCGACAATACATCGGGGCGACTTTCATAATTTTCTTCTTTAATTTTCTGTTTATGCGGTCTACGGTTCTTGTGCTGTAGCCCATGATTTCTGAAGCTTCTGCAAGTGTTTTTTCTTCGTAAACGCGCAATCGGAATAACTCTTTTTCTCTGGAATCAAATCCAGCTTCACGCAAATAGAAGATTCTTTCATCTTCCGAAAAGTCTTTATAATCATCCATTCCACTGTCCTCCCTGTAGTGGAATCAATATTTACACCGGGAAAATGCCTTTTAGGGCAAAGCCTAAAACAATACCAATTATGCCAGTTATGATATAAGCAATTATTTTGTCCTGTAACTTTCCTGGTTTTTCCATGAGTGATTTTAAATTGTCGTTCATTTCGTCAACTGTATCCTTAATGTGTCCCAGATCGTTGTTGTATAAAGCAATTTTCTGTTCCAGCGCATTGATACGTTCAAAAAAAACTCCATCCCTTTTGGAATGCTTTTCTTTCATCTCATGGACGGCACTTTCCAATTCTTTTAAGCGGTGTTCGTTGACGCACTCGTGTTCACATCCCATCGCTATTCCTTTCCATCACTCCCATTTTTAAGATATTGCTTCTACCCACCTAATTTGAAGCACCCCTGCGATACGTGGGAGGATTGACGTATCACGCACACACCATCTTAGAATCCGATAAATGGAAAAACACCATGATTTACATAAATTTCAGTTTCGGAATCCCAACTTCTATTCACAGAGGATTCGGAATGTGATCCTTGAAACTCAGCTCCCTGCTTTACTAGGAAGAAAAGAGCCAAATCAAATATGCAGTCATAGCATTTCTCCATATCGGAATTTATTTTCTCATCACTGTAAGAGGAAGGATAATTCCTTTTCTTCTTAAATGAACGAATAGCCCTCTTTGCTGAAAGAGGAATCATCCTCGCAGTTTCTTCATCATCTTCAAGATAATTTGTCAAGTCCTCTATAAGCTGTTCGTCCATTTAATCACCTACCTTTGCTGAGATAAAATCTCTGATATTATTCCAGCCTTATTAGTTGCTGTCAGGGCATAGCCGTTATCACTTGCGAGTTGTCTTAACTGAGATACAGTCATATTAGACAACTCGCTTTCTGTATACTTGTGTGTTGATGTATCATTCACACTTGCTACAGATGGTGACTGGCTGTTTTCATCGAGACTATGCCCGGTTATTCCCCCGCTTTGGTACCGATCACGATACCACCGTTTGCTTTTGGTGCAACAGGGACGAACATACCGGATGCTTTTGTCCATACTGCAACTGGGTCTGGTGTAGCCCACATGGAAAGAGTTACGAAAGAACGGTTCTCTTCCTGTATAAACTGTCTGTATTCAAGCTCTTCTGGTGTCACACCCCAGAGGCCAACACCGAAAGAACCGTTAGCATCTGCTTCATACAGAGTAAATACATCCTCTTTGAGGTATCTGGCTGTTTTCAGGGTTCCATCTGCTTTTCTGAAATTAAAGTTCTCATCACAACGATCAATTGTGATTCCATATTCCTGCATAAGCAGATTGGCAAGCTCCTGCTTTGTGAGAAGCCTTTTATTTGCAGCACCCAGAACAGCTGTCTGCATTGCAGTGTTGTTCCGCATGTAGTTAATCATTTTAAGAGAAGTAACAGCTTTGTTTACTACATAGCCATTGCCTTCTGCTACAGCTACCATTTTCTGGATATCGCCCATGATATCTGCATCTGGCTTAGACCAATCAGTAAGCGTTACTTTTGCACTTGCTGGAACGCCATAGTCAATTCCCATGTCAACATGGTTCTCTTTGATTGTTACAGCGCCGGTGGAAAGGAACTGTCCTTTCATAACATTTGCTCTTGTAACAACGCCCTCGAACAGTCTGGCTGCATCATCAAATACAAAGTTTTTCAGTGCTTCATTATCCGGCACACCGTTTTCAATTGCCTGCCGTAAGTTTTCGGACTGATTGATTTTTCTCTTAATGAAGAGTTTTTCAGTCAGGACTTTTTCAAATCCAGGTCTTGTGCCGATTTCTGCTTCGCTATCAAGAGCGTGGACGAATGCAACTTCCGGGAGATTCTGTCCAGCCATAAGTCTGTAATACTCTGCTTTCAGATACTGGGTTTTTGTATCTGGGAAAATGGTATCGAGGATACCTGGTCTTTTAACGCTGAAATTCTGAGAGAAATTAAGTCTTTCTTCTTGGGTAATTGATTCCAAAATATTAAATGGCATTTGTCATACCTCCTTAAAATACTGGGTCTTCTGTGACTACAAAAACAATTCCGGATTTTTCAAGCTCTGTTTTTGCAGTAGTGTCAACTGTTACTGGAAGTCTCTTTTCAAGAACACGTCCTGAGACAATCACAGAAATTGGTCTCTTGGTATCATCTGTCATATCAACATCTTCAAATACAATGCCGATTGCGCCTGTCGCATTTGTTGGATATACGGAACCTGCTTTGATAATTTTCTTAGTTCCAACTGTTTCAGCATTTGTCTGGTCTGCTGTGTAGGTTTTGAGTACAAGTCCGACCTCAGATTCAAGAATATTTGGAGTGGACTCATACTGCTCTGTTTTCATAAAAGCCATTATTTATATCTCCTTTACTTAAATATTTACAGGGGCGTTACCGTCCACTGATTTAGTTTCCTGGTTCTTTTTTGCTGAGTAAGCTTTTGCAAATTCAGCAGCATCACTTTTTACTGTAGCTTTCCCACCGCTACCACCACCCGGATTCGGAGTGTTTTCCAATGCTTCCTTCTCCCAAGCTGCTTTTGCGGTATCAAGTGCTGTTTTATTTACTTCGGAAACTCCCTTAACAAAAGTTTCGACTTCTTTCATTGCATCTTCTGGTTTCTCATACGGTGCAGATGCGTATGCTTTAATAGCACTCGCGTATATTTCGGTTGAAAGTCCTGCGTTTGCGAACATGGAAGTAATTTCACTGATAAGGGCTTTTTTGTTGGATTCTGCAAGCGCAGCCTTCAAATCAGCCAATTCCTTATCAACTGCTTCCTTTTCTTTCTTGCGTTCAGCTTCCAGCCGTTCTGCTTCGGTCATGTTCTGCTTTTTCAACTCTTCCAACTCTTTTTCCAGAGAATCTGCTTTTTCAGCTTTTTCCTTCAGAGAAACATTTTTGTCTTTCTCTTTCTTAGTTTCAGCAGAAATAGAATCAAGAAGCTTAGAAACCTGTTCCTCGGAAGGTTCTGCAACTCCCATACCGATAAGTACCTGTTTTGCCTGTTCTCTTGTCATTGAAATCTCCTTTCTTCCAGTCCAATACGCTTTTTCAACACGGTTCGCTCCGCACATGGTCTGTACCCGATTTACGCTCACGGGCTGTTGCAATTTATTTGATTTTGGGTATTAAAAAAGAAGCCTTAGATTTCTCTAAAACTCCTTAAATAATCGAAATTTGGTTCATTCTTCGTTAGATGGAGAATTTGCCATTGGTTCTGTTTTGGACGGATTCTGAAATTTTTCATCCAGTAGTTGTTGAGCTTTCTTCATTTCCGCTTCCGGGTCTGCCAGTTCCGGGTAAATAGTTCCCAGATACGGTAAACTCATTTCGTAGACTTTCTGCGGATCACTAAATAGCCCACAAGTAATCAGTGCGATAAGCGGATGGATTTTATTTTTGAACAGATAATCAAGTGCTTGTGCTTTTACAAGCATATTGTCTGTTGGGTTTCTGGTTATCTTTACATCGAAATCTCGAGTTGAGATATTAACATCATTTGATGTACCACGGATAATATTCAGAATAATTCTAGCAGATTCCTTTTCGGCTTCCTTGGTGAATGCTTCTACCAATTTTGCATCTCTCTCTGCGAAGTCCCATCCATTACGAAGGTATACGGCATTTCCTGTATCTCCTCCGCTATTGCTTTGTCGGTTTGGCATTGCTTCCACAATCAGCATATTATTGTAGATATCATCCTTTGCAACCTGGCTCTCTGATTGATTCAGTTCAGCGGTCATAAGTTCAACATCCGACTGACAGCCATTTCCAGTGTCTTTAACAGAGATAGCACCAAGTTTTACCATTTTCAAAAACTCGTTTTCGTCTACCTCGCAGTTTTTAAATTTCATAAAGGCTTGCACAAACTGTTCCACGCCATTTAATCTATCAGACTGGTATTTGTTGATTGCATCAAATAAGGTGATTGCAATTTCAACGTCTGATAGTCTGTCGTGATTATTCGGGCATTCAACAATAGGAATCCCGCCAAAACCATTGATGCCGTAGTTGGTTACTTTTCCATTCTTGATTTCAAAAAACTGGTTCTTTGAATAACATAAATAATATTGCTGTTCGTCTTCATCCTTTAAAATCTGAACGGACAGCATTGGTTTCCCGTTTCTCTGCGAATATACAATGTAACAATCACCTGGATATGGGATGAAAATTCTAAACGGTGGTAAATCTCCGTTTTCTGTCCAGTCCTCTTCTTTCAGAATAGCCTTATAAGAAGTTCCTGTTGCACTCTGGTATATTGCCCTTTGGATGTTTCTTGCATCTGCATTGGCTTCATCCAAATAGTCATTCAGAAGGTCAACTTGCTCATTTATTTTTTCATCTGCATTTTTCTTTTTACATACATATTGAATTGGCTCCCCACAAATCTGTCCAGCTTTAAATTTTACAGTTTCAAACGCGTGATTTTCAACCACTCTGTTATTAACTTCTGGACGGACTATTTTGTTTCGGTATAATATCGGCTGATCGCCTTTCATGTACCGATACAAGTAATCAATCAATGTTCGGTTTCTATTATGTATGCCAATTGTATCTGAAACTACTTTTACTACATTTTGTGGAGTGATTCGGTCAACGCCTGTGTAGGCTACTTTTCGCCCGAACTCACCTCGGCATAAATCTACAAAATTCATTGTATTTCTCACAAGTCGAACCATCCTTTCTGCAAAATAAAAAGCACTGGATATTTTAATCCAATGCTCTACTTTATATTTTACACATATTGGCGGTATCATTCAGTATACTTCGGTATCATCTTTCAAAACCTTTTATCTTTTTTATTTCTGCTATGGCTTTTAAATGCTTTTTTTTAATGTGAATCTCTGAATAACCCATCTCATCTGCAATGCGAACCAAAGATTTGTACTCAACATAGTGCTTAAATAATATGTCATATAGTAATGGATCTTCAACCTGTTCTATAGTTCGGACTATTTCTTGTCTTTTTTGTAAAAATTCGGATATCATTTTTGAAATCTCTTCTCGCAGATCAAATATCTTTGCAACCATATCTCCCATCGGATCACGTTTCACAGAAGTTTGTACCTTTTCTCCAACAGGAATTGCAGATACGCTTGTGGAAAGAGAACTGAGCTGTTCTTCTTCAATAAGCTTATTTTTGATTCTGTTATCATAATTTTCAATCTGGCGTAAATATTGAGTTGCAGTCATCATATTCTATCTCCTTCCCCAAAGTGGATTCTGTGTTGCTGTTGCGGTTCCAACTCCGCTTCCATTTTTTAAGAATACTGCTAAACTAGCGAGTGAATCCGGTGCGTCATCGTGCTTATTTTTTCCTGTCATTGTGAATGAATAGACATTATTCATAAATTTTCTATACTCTGCGTTTTGATATCCAGTATCAAGAAAATAAAATTTTCTAATGTTTTCAGCATTATCCCAAATTCTCTGTTCTTTTCTCACTGCCGATTTAGGTGCGTGTCCACCATTATTCAAAATCATTTGTTGCGCATATTTAGAAGTAAGATTAGTTTGATACCCTTGCTCCTTTAACTTTCCTTCTACTTCATCTTTATACCCTTCGCCGCCTGCATTGGCTTCAAAAAAAGCATTCGTAACTTTATTATTGACAATTGCTGATACGACTTTTGGCATAGTAAATTTCTTTTCAGAATTATCAAATACTACTTCGTGTATATATACGGAACCATCTTCATATACATATGCTACTGGCATTGCAAGATAATCACTACCGCCAAGAGCCACATCGCAAGCTGAAACTACTTTCAATGGTTCTTCATCTGGCAATTGTCCATTATAAAAGTTCATATGTTGCGCATTAAATAAAGCACCATCTCTTTCAATAGGTTCCTGCTGATACTGGGCTAACCATCCTGCCATATCATCGTTTTCTTCAAATTTAGAACGAATAGTGCGATAATATTTTGTACTGAATCCAACTCCGTAATCGTAGTCAAAATTACTCTCATCAGTTTCCGGGTCAAGAGCTGGAATTTTAAGAACATCATATCTAATGTGTTTTGCTTCTGGATTATTCTGAAGAAATGATAGTCTGTCCATATACAAATCATGCAATGACCAGATAGTACCATTTAGAATCAATTTACATTGTTCTTTCTTTCGTGACATTACATTGTTGTCAAACACAATTTGCTTTCTTCTGAGAATATCTGGATTTAATACATCTTGAATACCTTCCAGGATATCATCGAGAATCAGCCAACCATATGCGTCATACTCACCGTTCAAACCAGATTCCAAACCTTTTCCAGATAATGTCGCATATTTTTTCTTTCTTTCAAGGTCTACTTTGTGGTTCTTTGCATCTGTTCTGGCTATTTTTGAATGAAATACATCTTCATGGCAATATGTTGGGTCAGTCCATATTTCCGTAACTCCATCTAGGAATGCACCGCCAAGTCCTTCTTTATATGTAACATAGAGGTTGCTTATCTCTGAATTTCTTGCACAATGCCATGCGGTTCCGACAGTAATAATTTGTGATTTACCAGTTCTGGCTGGCTGATGCAGAAACAATTCGTCAAGTTCATCTTCTTCAAGTGCTTGTAATTTATCTACTACTTTTTTCAATGTTCTGCGTCTTGGCAAATAGAACCGTTCTTCTGGTTTTCTATCTTTTTCTATATACATGGCATAGGAATCCAGCAAATGTGGTGCTTCCAGTAACAAATACTGCCAGTAGATATCATCAAAATCGCCACTGCCAGTTAATGCAGCACACTTCTCTGCTATGTTATGTGAGTATTGGCTTACTTTCATGGCCATTTTCCGTGCTTCTTGGTTCTTGTCGAAAGGAAGGTCAATATTCATGTTCAAGAGCAAATCAAGGCAATCTTTTTGGTTCTGATAGATTGTCATATCACTACTGATAATTTGATTCAGCACTGCCCGATACCATTCGAGCGAACCTTCTGTAATTTTTGACATAAAAATAGAGCCAGACCTCCTTTCTTTTTAGGATTTAGTCTGGCTCTCATGTGGCTCTCTTGACTGATTATTCACTTGCTTTGAAATTATATACAGGTTTAATAATATCAACTATATCTACGGTATCTTTGATTTTATCAATAATTTCTTGCGGCGGTTTGTAAGCCATAGGGCTTTCGTCAATTGTAGATTTCTGAACGGATGTTGTATATATCCCATTCATAGACTCCTTAAATTCTTCTAACGAAATGTTTTCTTTTGCTTTTGATCGGCTCATAATACGCCCTGCGCCATGCGGGGCTGAACAGTTCCAATCCTCATTTCCTTTTCCAATTGCAATAATACATCCATCTCGCATATTCATAGGGATAAGAACTTTTTCACCATGTTTAGCTGATATCGCACCTTTCCGAACAATATTTGTATCGTGGTCAATATAATTATGAATTGTGTCAAACCATGTGTTTCTTTGAAGTGTCCAATTCATAGTGTAGAATATAGCTGACTGTATGCATCTTCTGTTTATTCTTGCAAATTCTTGACAGATTTTCATATCATGCAGATATTGTCTTCTATGCTCACCTGTCAAATAACATAGTTCTTTCGGAATTCCAAGTTTGTCTGGCTTCCATTTTCGTTTTAATTCATCAATACTATTTTGAATTTCCTTATGCCTGCCAGAGCACTTGTATTCTTTTACTAATTTCTGTATTTCAGTTTCGAGCTTATCTGTACCCTGCATATCTTCTATGGCAATTTTTTGATATATTTCAGCTACCTGTTTTCCAAGGTTACGACTTCCAGTGTGAATTACAAGGTAGTTTATGCCTTTTGAATCGGTGTCAACTTCAATAAAATGATTTCCTCCCCCAAGTGTACCAAGACTCCTGCGAATCCATTCAACATTTTTAAGCAGTGAAAAGCAGTGAAGTTCTTCTAATTCTTTAAAATTTATGATTTCGTCACGTACATTTCTTCCTGCCGGAACATTATTTCTTATCACTTCGTCAAGGATTTTAAAATCTATTGTTCCCACATCAGTAGGAATTTGTGTTGTGAGCATTCCGCATCCAATGTCTACTCCAACAATGTTCGGAATTACTTTATCTCCAAGATCAGCTGTAAAGCCAATTACACATCCTGCCCCTGCGTGAACATCTGGCATGATTCGTACTTTACATTCAGAAAATGCAGGCTGTTTTATTAGTGTATAAATTTGATTTAATGCTTCTTGCTCGATTTTTTCTGTAAATATCTTCAAATCACTCATAATGGCGCTCCTTTTTGGCTCTCTTGACTTTTCTTTTTGTTTTTTGTATTCTAAATATTTTTCAAAACTATATTTTTCACAATATCTACAATTTTCTAATCCATCTGGTTATGGATGTATACACGGAATGTTTCTTAATTTGAACCATACAATTTAATCACTTAACTTTCTGCAAATTTCAATAAAATCTGACTTACTAAGTTCTTTCAGCTTGTCAGCATATTTTGGAAATTCATGTGTATATATCGGATGACCTAAAAGTTTTTCTGCGTATTCGTATGCAAGTTTTCGGTCATCCCCTGTAAGCATACAAATTCCTGTATAGGTTTCAATTACTACGGCTTCTTGTTTTGTCATACATATCCTTTCTTGATAAAATCATCTTTTTAATTCTGAAAAAATATTTTCAATTACTTTCCACTCTGCGAATACTGCCATAAACAGTAATGGTACTGCCGAAAATCCCCAATGATTTTCAACCATTATTTGAATTGTGGCTATCAAATAATCTGCTACCCACTTGAATATAATAAAATTCGCAATTATCCAACATATTTTTCTTGCCTTCTTCACTCAATAGACCTCCATTTATTTCCACGGTATATTATCATTTTCGTGTTCCAAAAAGAAATCAACCTTGTCAACATATCCTTTAGCTATCAGTTTTTTTACACAATCATCAACTCTTACAGGAGATGTATACCTTGTAAATTCATTTGAATATACAGTCTTGGCTGTAATATTTCCGCATATTTTGCATTTTTTTACAATATAAGCATTTATATGAGTACCATTTCCGTAATCTATTCTGTCATAGCATTTCCCAATTTCCTCATATAGGTGGGAACATTTTTCTTTAAACCAATTCATACATTCACCTCACTGGAATCCCTAATTGTTTGTAGGTAAATACGGCAGTGTACTTCTTCCCACATTTGTAGCAAGTTTCTGTAATGGTGCAAGTCTTTTCTTTATCATTGCATTTCGATTCTGTATCCGAACTTTTGAACTTGCATCCACCTGTCAAAATACATTTAATCCGTTTTGTGTTCATACATTCACCTCGAACTCTTTCTTACAGTTGCTACCCTTGCATTTTAACTTCAAGTGCTGAATCTTCGTGCTTGGGCTAATCAGAAGTGCTTTCTTTTGGCAAAAAGGGCAACAGGCGTATTTCACTCCATTGATATTCCTCAATAATGCCTGTCCATTCCACGGTTCGGGTGGGTTCATGTATTCAGAAAAATCTATTCCTTCGGATTCTAATGCTGACTTAATGCTCATTTATTTACCTTTCTATTTCTTTTATGCTTTATTGGTCTTCCCTCTTTGGCTGCCCTTTTTATCATTCGCCGCGCAACAGATTTAAAAACATTATCAAATTTCCGTTTCCCTTTTCTTCCAGCAATTTGTCTAAATTTTGGCTTTTTATTCATTTTTAAGCAGTTATTTGGTATTTTCTTAAAACCAATTTTCATGGCTTCTTCAATGCTTATTTTTTCTTGATCCATTAATTTTCCTCCGTTTCGGAATGCCATGCATTTTACGGAAATTGTTCTTGTTTATTTGATTTGGGGCAAATAGTGTCCAAAATAGTTCATCACTTAATTTACATTCAAATTCAATACTTAACGGCTTTCCTATGCTACAAAGTGTACCGTCCTCATTTCTGTGAAGAATACCGCCTTCGATAACAAAAGCACCATCCGAAATTGAAATCTCTGGTATTTCAATCACTTCACCATTACATGTAAAGAAATGCTTTAATTCTTCCTTTTCGCCCATATCAGCATATCCCTTTGTTTTTCCTTAAATTAGCGTATCGGTCAACCAATGTGTCAACAGTAACAGTTAACTCGTTGATTCTAATACAGTCATCCTGGTGGCGTTGTTCATACCATTCTATAGATGGATGACCAGTATCTACATTTTCAATTCCATCAATCGGAATCTTCCAGTTATCATTTTCAAGAAGCTTTTGGTTAAGTGTCTCCGATAAAGCTTTATAGTCCAGGATTATATGCTGTTTTTTCTCGCATTCATCAGCCAAACGAACAACTTCATTTTTCAACTGTTCTTCTGTCCAGTTTGCCATATCCTCAAATTTCATATTTACCACCTCTGTCTTCGAAAATTGTCTCTTCCAAGCATAAATTTTTCGGCTGAAAAATTATCCTCTACATCAATATGTGCTTCACGGTCTTGCACCTCATATCCGTTTGGTGTTAATTCAAGTTTTGCAGTATATTCAGCGCCGCAATTGGTGCATTGCCATGTCACATTTAAAAAGAGTCATTTTTCTATAAAAGGGTTTGTGAAATCGGCATTTTCACATTTCAATATTCCACCGCAAACAGGGCAATTGCGTTTATCAAGTAAATTTAGCATTCAAATTCCCTCCTCTCCCTGTGCTTCATTTGGCACTCGATCATCTTTGCTACATTTTCACGTTCCTGTTTTATTCCATGCCCTTGCCTGAATAACTCGCATTCAAGAATGTTTCCGCACTTGGAACATTCATCTTTTATTTCTTTCCCATATACCTCAATCATTTTCATCACCACAGTAAATCAGTAAGTAATTTGCAAGTTTTCTAAGGTCATTATTCCCATACAGGCGAATACCTTCTTTTAACCCTCTGTTAATTAACCAAACAGCTAACTTTATTGGTTCTACAGGTGGCTCATCTTGGGATTTTTCTATCCTAAAATCATCGATTAAACCACCTCTATTTATAAGTTCAGAAAGTTCACTCATCGGTACTATGCCTCCTTGTTTTCCATCTTCTTTTCCTTCCAAAACTCACAACAGCATTCTGGTTCCGTAAAGTCTGCGCAATATTCGCTATCACCATTGAAACAAACCCATGTGAAGTCATCATGTTTTCTACAGGTTTTGCAATTAATTTCCATAACTATTTTTTCTCCTCATTAATTCCGTTAAGAATACTAATAAGCTGTTCTTGGTTAATTTCCTGTGTACATGGCAAAAAATGGTCTTTTATAGTCTGTAAAGCAAAAAACATAGGTGAAATAAATGATATTCGCATTGCAAATGTACATTCGCTTTGCAGAAAATATTTTATTGGATAAAGTCCGTGTGAAATGTGATAATCCGCAATAGCAATTGCTTTCAAAATGTAATCTTTTGTTTCAATAGTTTTAGTTGAAAAATTAGTTTTCAGAACAAGTTCATTTTTAATTTGGAATAATGTTTTACGTAAAAACAATTCTGTATCTCTTCTAGTAGGTGCAATGTATAAAATAATCGGTTTTCTCATTTCTTATACCTCACATTCAAAATCCAGTGTGCCGACTTGAACGGCATAAATCTCCCAACGAGAAACACTGGAACTTTAAGGGGGAAAATGCAACTTCTGGCAATGGCAATTTGCCAGATAGAAACAACAGGAATCGAACCTGTGTCACATGATATTCAGTATCATTGCTCTACCACTGAGCTATGTTTCTTTTACCGCCTGTCACGGACAGTTCTTTTCAAAAGAACTGGGATGATTTTCAAGTTTAAATTAAATATCTCCGGGATTTCTATTATTTGCCTTATCAGTATCGAAACCTTCTGGATATCTTGCCATGAGCTTGTCTACGTTCATCTGTAAAATTTCATCAAGATCAAAACCAAAGCTCTCGCATAACATAGCCACATACCACATTACATCTCCGATTTCTTTCTTTAAATGCTCTTTATCCAGTTCTTTTTCATGGAATACCCATTTTTTAACCATGTCCAGAACTTCTCCTGTTTCTCCAGATAAACATAAACAACCATTCAGAACACCACCCATATCGTTTAAGTCTTTTGTTATATGGAAATCCTCAACTTTCCCTGTGAACAGTTTCTTGTAAAGTCGTTCACTTCCTTTACCATCATTTGTTCTCATTGCTAATTTCTGATATTCGCTACCTGTCATATTTTTCCTCCAAGTTTTTATTAATTGCAGGAGACGGATTCGAACCGTCGTTTTCATGGATATGAGCCATGTGAGATTCCACTTCTCTATCCTGCCAGAACCCGGAAGAACCGGGTTAGCAATAGGTTTATCGTGTTATGCTTTCCACTATCTACAAGTTTTAGTGCCGTAGATTCACTGGATATTTTTATGCGTCTTTGGACGGTATCTCTTGAAAACTCCTTTTATTAACGTGCGCTGCGTTAATGTTTTTAACTCCGAGATATACCAGCCGGGAAATCAGATCCATTTAAGCTACGCCGTATCGCACCTAAATTTACCTAATCCACACGCTCAACTGGAAGTTTTTTCCACCCATATTACGGATGAATGGCATTTAGAAGAAATGGAAGCTATGGGATTCGAACCCAGGACTTACGGCTTATGAGGCCGTTGCTCTTACCGCTGAACTAAGCTTCCTGAGATACCAGAAATAAGCCCGCCATAGATTTATTTCTGGCACTGTTGCAGTTCTTGACCACCAGCCACAACAAAGGTTTTCTGAAACGCTTTTGGATTTCAGAAAGTCTTCCGGGACATTTGAAGCCCCTTTAATCAGCCCCGTTGGGCTAGAAGACCGGAGTGAAAAGTGTTTCAAAAAGAACACTTGCGGAATTAACAAAACCGCAAACTGGGCTAACTGGATTCGAACCAGTAAATGCAGCAGTCAAAGCGCTGTGCCTTAACCGTTTGGCGATAGCCCATCAACCCCGGCGCACCATTAAAACCGGGGAAGTCGTGATATTAAGCTAAACAAGTATATAAACTTTCCGCTCTTACTGATTACTCTTTTCCAGGAGGGAAATTTTCTTTTTCTAAATATTCAATAATTCCTGGCGTATTCATCAATAAGAGCTTACGCTACTCTGGATGCCTCGACTTATCACTTTCATAGGCTTTCCCGAGCCTACATGGATTAAGTCGAAGCGGCGCTTTTATGAATTTAACCATCTCGATTAACTCAATCGGGATAATTCCAATTGGAATTGGTAAATACATGGGAATTACCTCTTATTCTGCAAAAATCCAATCCTCTGCTAACATATCTGCTTGAGATGCAAGCCATCCCATCTGTACGCCAGATGTTCCGACAAAAGCAATGGCTTTGTTTCCGATTGCATCATGCTCACAGTTCACAATCTCTCCATCTGCTGTCTTATAAGAAATACCAATAGCAAGCTGAATGTACTGTTTCTTGCCATTCCAGCCTTTACGAGACACTTTAAGTCCTCTTTTCAGATAACGGATAGCGTCGCCAAATCCAAATGTTGACTGACCGCCAAGAACACCACAGTTATTCTCATCAGCAATCATCCAGTCATCTCTCTGTGTGTGCATAAAAGTGTATTCCACTCTCTGCGTTTCACGGATATCAAGGACTTCTCCCTGTCCTTTATCGGAATCTTTTGGTCTGCAATGAATCATAATCGTCTGTTTTTCATCGTCCCAGCACCAGTAACCGTTCCATCCTGGAAGTTTCATTTTTGCTCCCTGTTTCATAAGTTTAAATGCTTCTGAAAATTTCATTTCTATATCCTCCTTTACCTTGTGCAAATTAAGAAAATATTCAGTGCAAAACATATTTCTAAACAAATGCAGAATAAAATCTGTATTACGCTTGTTTTTCCTTCTTCGTCCAGTATAGCCAAAGTGCCGGCAAGAATCAGAACGAAAAATACAAGATTTACAGCTGTCCCAATTACATTAAGTGCATTCATTTTCTTTTTCCTCCCCAATTAAGAAGTCCAGAATTTTTTCTGCAATTTCTTCTTCTGGCTCAAATGGCATTCCACAGTAATTGTAGGATTCTAAAGCCGATTTTAGGCTTGATTTGAATCCATTGTAAATTTCTCCATGTTGTAGTAATTCATGCCTTAAAACTAAAATTGCATCAGTAATTGATTGAGAAGTGACACTGATTTGTGCCAAGCACTCCATTTCAATGTCTGGAACAGCCACTATTTCAAACTCAAACACTGGAATTTCATCTACTGCTGTATGGAAATTTACTGATCTTACTCTATGAACTTCTTTTCCATCAATAAAACATTTTGTTCCACGCCAATCATGGGGGTTGGGGTTTGTGATTTTTACTATCGGCATCTTCGTACCCCTTTCTTTTAGTTTTACAGTAGAGAAGAAGGTGTTTCGCAATCTCTTCCAACTGCAAAATGTTGTATTTTGGAACTTCCCATGTTTTTTGCTCTAATAATGGAGACGGTGGAATTTTCTCAGTCGGTAGTTCGTTAGTTACTGTGGCATTGATAAGCATAGACGCTACATCAATAGGTGATTCTGGAAGACAATCCTTGTTATCACTTATTTGTGCATCCGGCATGAATAACTTTTTCCATTCTCCGTTTTCATTTGAAAATACTTCTCCGTTTTGTACTTTAAGTTTTCTAATAGCTTCTCTTGGAATATCTTCTTCTTTTTCACATTTACGAACATCATTCTCAATGATGTATAAAAAACAATTCATCCTTCTTCCACCTCCCCGAAATATTTTTTGTAAAGCTTATGGTTGTAATACCACAGATGTTGCATCACAAAAATTTTATCAATACATTCCAGCTCATAATACATCACTCTGTACTCAGCGGTTCTGTCTCCGTTTTCATCAACACTATAACCAGCTAATTCAGATTTTGATTTTGCGCCAAACCACCTACCGTTCTTTGTAACAAACAAAGAAATATTTCCATATTCACAAACATATGTGGCAGTTTGAGTATCATACAATCTGCCATCAGCTAATATTGCTTTTGCGTGAATTGGCCTCACCAGTTTCCGAATTGCCGGGGATTCCTGTCCGACATTTTCATATGCTTGGTTTGTTTCCGAAACGCCTTTTTTATTTTTTGAGAAAAATTTAAGCACGCCTTTTCCTCCCGAAATATTCATCAACTGCCTGTCTCACAATATCCGATACGCTCCTGTCTGTTCGGTTCTTCTCTTCCAGGAGCCTTTTTTTCTGTTTTTCGGAAAATCGGATGCGGATGGATTCGGATTGTGGGTTTGGTTTCATGAGCATTTACCTCAACTTACAATTTCAATTGGATATCCTAAGTATGCTTCCAACTCTGAAACAGTCAGTTTGCGTGGTTTCTTTATTTCGACATAAGCACGCTGTATGATATTGTCTGTTGTCTTTGCGATTGCCTTTCCAGTATAACTTTCAAGCTCTTCGTTTGCATATACATTCAAATGTTCATATCCATATGCCCGGCACCATCTTGCAGCTGAATCAACAATTTTTCTTAGCTCTTCTTGCTCATCACCAAACAACTCCGAATATCTAACCGCTTTGTTGAAATCACTCGAACTTACTTCATAAGGAGCCACAACATGTTTATATGGACTTCCAATAAAATGAAAATATCTATGTGATTCCATTGCTTTTTGGCCTTTTGGCAAGTTGAACCCTTGAGCTATTGCTTTTTTAAGCAACTGTTCTGATTCAACATTGTTTTCTGTAACAATGCACTTATTTGTGAAATCAATCATTTTTATCACCCTCTAAAAGTTTATATAGCGTGCTTCTTGAAACTCCCATAATCTCGGCAAATTGTACTTTTGTTATTTCCCCTCTTTGCCAGCTACGTTTAGTTTCGTTGAAAAGTTCCTTATCTATCTCTTTTTTGGCACGACCTTTATATTTGCCCTGGACTTTTGCAATTGCAATGCCTTCTTTTTGTCGCTGCCGAATATTTTCTCTTTCTCTTTGTGCTACATATGAGAGAAGCTGCAAAACTATGTCTGCGATCAATGTTCCTGTCAAGTCTTTGTTTTGCGTAGTATTAAGCAACGGCATATCCTGTACAATAATATCTGCTTCAATCTCTTTTGTGATTCTTCTCCATTCAGCAATAATCTCTTCGTAGTTTCTTCCAAGTCGGTCAATCGAATGGATTACCAGAATGTCACCTTTTTGAAGAGAAGCAATCATTTTCTGATACTCTGGACGATTGAAGTCTTTCCCAGATTTTTTATCCATATAAATTTTCTCAACACCATCTGTTTTCATTGCTTCAATCTGTCTTGCTTCATTTTGATCTACTGTTGAAACTCTTACATATCCTACTTTCATATATACACGCTCCTGTTTCTTTATAAAACAATTATACACTATAATGTGTGTGTTTTCAATAGTAAATTACACGTTTAAGTGAATTTTAATTGATTTTTATAACATTTGCGTTTATTATGTGAGTAGGAGGTGTTTATATGGTATCTCAAAAAATTAAGCAAATAATGAAAATGAAAAAAATTACAAATATTCAAGTTGCTGAACATCTAGGAACTTCACCACAAGCACTAGCTAACAAGTTTTCCAGAGAAACTCTTTCTGCTTATGAACTTATAGCCATCCTTGACTTTCTTGGTTGTCAAATTTCTGTTGAAGCATTTCCAGATATCATAGTAAAATTTAATAGCAATGATCTGAAAAGAGAGCCTTAATGGTTCTCTTTTTTGATGGGAGGCTGCACTTTAGGGCGTCCTCCTTATCTGTGTGATTCCATTTCTAGATCAAATAACTCATTATCAAATCTCTAATAATTTGTGAAATACTTTTTCCAGATCGAAGAGATTCCTTTTCAAGAAGCATTCTCATATCATCATTTACTCGAACTCTTATTGAATCGCCCTTTGGGTCTGTAGTTGGCCTTCCTTTTGTCATATCATCATTCCTTATATATGTAGGACAAAACACAATAGATTCTTTATTCGGGTTACTCATTCAGCCTGTATAAGGTTTTATATATACCCCCTCCCGGTCATCCAGTGCGGACGCTGGCAAGTCAGCCCGCCGCCCCATGGGACCCGCTGCCCTTGCCTGGTCGCTGTTTGTCGTAAGCCTTCGGAAGTGGTCAAGGGAATGCTATGCAAAATCTATTGTAATATTGCACAAAAAACAGTGTTTTATAAAATGTCTTTTTAGGGTGTACCCTATTTGTACATTGCGTATTGCTAGATATAGAATCCATTTTCTCGCAATCACAATATATAGTATTTTTACTGTTATAACTCCGGCTTTTCCATCTCTGGAAGCTGCAAAGCGGCTTTGTGCTTCTCTGCGATCTGCTGCGCGGTCTGCTGTGGTACGCCGTACTGTTGCGCTGCTTGTACTGGTGCAGTTTCTGCCATGCCGTATGCGGCTTTTGCAACAAATATCAAATTCGCATTTGTTCCGGTCTGGTTATGCAGTCTATTAATTGCACAGTTTTTGCAAATATCAAACCATTTTTTAGCCGTGTTACCATGCGATGAGTTTATTCTATACTCCCCATTCATCCAGTCAGTAAACGTTGTACGATTAATCCCAACTAAAAAGCTAAATACTTCTAATGTTGGTAATACATGATATTTACTGCATAATCTCACATAAGTATTAAACATTTTATCTAATAGCTCTATATTGTCATTACTTGGCTTTTGTATATGATCTGCAATATAAAAAATCATATCTACAAAGCTATCTGATACTTCTTTCTTATAGTTTTCGTTATCTGGTGATATACATAATACAGTATTTATATATTCATCAGCATATATATTAATATTATCTAAATAGATATCTACGTCTTGTACATTTACTGTATTATCTTTCATGTTATCACCTCACTTTAACACGTTAATTTACAAATAAAAAAGAGAATGTCACCGGGTAAAGCTTATTCCCGGAAGGTTTCCGGGTGTTCGGGTACATTCTCTAAAACTCAAATTAAAAAAATATTCTGTTTTCTTTGTTGCTGATACCTTAGCACAGTTTTTAATATCTTGTCAAATTTAATTTTGCATAAAATAAACCCCTTTATTTTGTCACTAATTAATAAATAATATTTGTGGTATTATATTATAATCTTCATTTATATTTATATTATATATATTATTATACGGTACTGTATAGCATATCTTTTAATAAACTCTAGTCTTAGGAATCTATGGAGGGGTAAAAGATATATTATATATAATATATAATTAAACATAATAAAAGCCAGACCTTACCGGGCTACAATGCCTGGTTGATCTGGCTTGTTAGATGCTGTTTTATTCTGTTCAGGTGCAGACGATTTTGCAATAACTACCCCTCCATGAGTTCCCGCGACCATCGTTGATAACAACGATACTGTAAGTTTTCCAGAAAGTCAAGACCAAAAATAAAAAATATTTTCCTTGACAAAAATTAAAAACCTGTGCTATTAATGTTTTAGTGGCTGTGGCGGCTGGTTGCTATACCCTTCCAATAAGCCGCCATAAATAAGCATTTTAAATGTTCCATATACTTGTCTGGCTGATTCCATAACCTTTGAAACTGTACATCATCCACATAGAAATTTACATCAAGTTCCCGATGGTTTTTTATTTTTCTGCTGAAGCTCTCTGCAAAGTCTACAGTATCTTTGCCAGTATGGATAAAAGTCTTTGGAATTTTCGGGATTCCGTACTTACCATCAAGGTCTGCATCCGTGATTAAAAACTCTTTCATTACGTCATAAGCTGTATGTATCATTGATTCCACTCCCATTTTTTCTCTTATAGTGCTAAAAGGTACTTATATTTGAAAAATACCATATCTTGTGTCTTAATGCAAGTTTTCCTACTAAATATCTTGTGTTGTTCTGAATGTAGAGTTAAAATCATATCGTCAGAACGGCGCAAGGGAAACCCCCATTTTTCAAGGCTTCCAGACCTTAATTGAAATGTCAGTGTTGCACATGTAGCCGCCAACGGTTCCACGGTAATTTTCTCAAAAAGTTCATTGACAATCTGCCTGTTAATTTCTTGTGGAGTAACACCTTTGAACTTTTCTAACTGTTCTTTAATAGCACTTAATTGTATTTCTACTGGCTCTGGACTTTTTGTATTTTGGATTTCTAGAATATGGCTCTCAATCTGCTTTATCTGCTTCACGTATTCTTTATTTCTTGAAATAAATTCATCATCAGATATTTTTCCATCCAGATTATATTCCAGTATTTTTTCGCGTTTCTGTTTCAATGTGTCAATCTGTTTTTCAAGTCGTGATATTTCACTTTTGTTGTCTGGGATGTTTTTGATCGAGGACTGCAAAATTTCAAAATATTCTTCCAAAATGCTGTCAATATTTTCAGAAGATTTATTTATTAATTCTGCAATTATTTCTTTCAGTTCTGATTCTGCCAGTCCGAATGAATCGCATGAAGCTGCTCCGTTTTTTATCTTATAACTGCATACCCATCGAACATCTTCTTTTCCTCGAATATAATGCTGCTTCATCCAGTATGGAGCTCCGTCATTTGCGCAGAAAAGTTTTCCAGTGAAAATATTTTCGTTTTTAAAAGAGGTTCTTCTTGATTTTATGGCTTCTCCACGTTCTCTTAAATATGCGTTTGCCTTTTCCCAGGTAGTTTCATCAATGATCTGCGGTACTCTGGAACCATCATCCTTAAACATTATCCATTCTGACTGTGGAAGAAATTCTTGTTTCTTGGTGAACATATCGACAACCTTTACTTTTCCTCCACAATAGTATCCTTTGTATTTTGGATTCCGAATAATATTTTTTATGACATCCCGGTTGATTTTCCCACCTTTGAAACTTCTGTATCCCATATCCCAGAGTTTTTTTTCTATTCTTGGCGTAGATATTCCGGAAGCGTAATCTTGAAAAATCATTCGAACCATGTCCGATTCTTCTGGAACCAGTTCGAGTTTTCCTTGATTGTTTGAGTATCCATACATTCTGTGCCCGAGAACAACACCATTTTTGATTGACTGTGCGTGTCCAAATTTTACTCTTGAAGAAAGCTTGCGGATTTCGTCCTGCGCTACCCCAGCCATAATAGTAAGTCGGAACTCACTATCATCATCAATAGTGTTAATTCCATCGTTTTGGAACCACACGCATACGCCGTAAGATAACAATTCCCTGGTATATTGGATGCTGTCAAGAGTATTTCGTGCAAATCTTGAAATTTCTTTCGTAATAATCATGTCAATTTTTCCGAGCTTTGCATCTCTGAGCATTCTTTGAAATTCTTCTCTTTTATCCGCATGTATTCCAGAAATACCATCATCAATGTAAGAACCAGCAAACTTCCATCTGTTGTTAGAATGTATCAGCTCTTCAAAATGTTCCTCCTGGTGCTTAATGGATGCTTGCTGTTCAACTTTTTCAGTAGAAACCCTGGCATAATAAGCAACGTTTAGTTCAATGTCGTAAATAGAGCAATTTCTTAATTTTTCTCTGACATAATAAATATTCATAGTTCATTTCTCCCTTAATAAACAGGGAGTGGAATCATATAAAGTATAACACCTCATATAAATCCACTCAATACATTGTCGTTACTTTCTAATGCTGATTTCAGCTTTAATTTTATCTCTTGTTTTCTCATCTATCAGACCAAGTGAAAACATTCTTTCGTTTATGGCATACAATATAGCTTTTTCCATTAATTGTCCCTCCATATAATTATCTCGTTTTAAGCGCTGTTTTTCTTTATCTTTTGTATGCCCTATAATTTCTACAATTATTCTCTTTTGAACGATTCTTTGCTATTTTAAGTACACAATTATCACGTTTTACAACAAATCAAATATATTGACCTGTCCATCAATCTGAGATTCTTCCAGATTGTAAAATTTGCAAGCTATATAATCTGGATTCCAATCAATTTCCAGTTCGTATTGCAAGCACCTTGGAAATTTGCCACCATAGAAGAATCTGCAATCAGAACAGGTATGCTGATAAACTGTACCGCCAGATTGCTTATACATTTCGCTTATCTTCCTCATAGAATCACTCGCTTTACTCTTGATTTTCCTCTCGCTTTCTTCTTGAAGATACCATTTTTAACACAATCCCTCGGATCACATCCTCTACTATGTTCTTCAATCAAGATATAATCACAGGCTGCATTTGTACTCCATGCATTTTCGCTCTTGCTGTAATAGTCGCATTTCGAGCATTGTCTCCGCTTTAAGCCTATAATTTCAGTGCTTTTTAATTCTCTCCATGGTTTTCTATCTGGCAATTTCCCGCACCTCCCAATCTGGCAGTATCTATAATTTTTAAAAGGTCTGGACTTAGTTTTCTTCGTTCTTGTTCTCTTTGCACTTCTGCCCGGTAAGTCCTTTGAAAGTTGGACTGAACTACACTCCACCATGTACCATCTACATTTTCAGATACCGCCCATTCTCTAAGTTGTGCCGGACTTGATACTGCTTTCTGAATGATTTTTGGAAGCTTACCAAACTCTGCTTCTGCATTGTATGTAGAGTTCTGAATAGCTTTGCATACCTTTTCCCATGCTTCTGTTTCGTTCAGCTCTTCCTTTTGCGGTGCAACGCTTTGTGCGCATTGCCTTAATGCGGCTATTGATGGCTCTTTCCATTCCGTCTGCATATATTTCTTTAATCCGAAACTTAAAAGCTTGTAATCCAGGTCTTTCAGTAATCCGTACCAAGTATCAAAAGCATATTGATCTGGCAGAAATGCTGGGGAAGTGTACACAGCTTTCATTGCCTTTACCAGTACCGCCCATTCTTCTCTTGTCATACCCAATTATCCACCTCGCTTACCCTGTTTTGGATTTTCTCCATGTAGCTGCACGGTCTATTCGTAGACTTGTCTGCGTATTGCCCTTCAAATACTTTTGCGAAATTTCCAGGCTTTAAGAACCAGTCAAACGTAACCATCCAGCCATTTTTATTTTGCCCTTGTAGGAATGTGCTATGGCGAATGTTTTCAATGGCTTCTAAGATATCGTCCATATGGTTCTGACGGATTCTAGCTTTTACTGCCTGTTCTCGTTTTGGTGTCATTCTTTTTACAGGAGTGATACCAAATTCTTCCAGAGTATTCCATTCATCAATGATTCGTTGGACGTCAGTCTGACGAATAGTATCTTTAGATACTATTAAATCATTCTCTTCTTCTATTTCTTTTTCTTTATTATCTAATTCTTTATTATCTAGTTCTTTATTATATACTTCTGCCGAGCTAACGTTAGTTTTACTGTTAACTTTACCGTAAAGTTTACTGTTAGTTTTACACTCTATTTTGTCTTTCTGCTTTTTTCGATATTCTTGCATATAGTTTCGCATATATTGGCTTTTTTGCTCAATTTTATCAAGATTTTGATATTTTCCCCAGTTCGGAATTGTGTAAACTCCGGAAACAATTTCGATCATTCCGTAGTTCTCAAATGTTTTTAACGCTAATCGAACCGTGTTAATATCTCTCCTGAATACTGTCGCTAACATTTCATCAGTATATGCAATCTTATCGTTTAGGATAAAAACACCGCTGTTGTTATTTTTTCCGGCTAAGCACAACAATTTAAACCAGATTACGATAATGCTGTCCGCACTTGGCAAATTTTCAATTAGCATTATTTTTTCATCATCAAAAATGTCTGAACATATTTTTATCCATTTTACATCGCTTGCCAATTTTGAAATTCCTTTCTCCAATCTCTGGATTTTTAAAAAGTGTTTATTTTAATTCAACTTCAATTCCATTGATTTTCAGTTCTCCATTTACCGGAACCACAAGAGATGGAACGCCGTTTATTTCTTTCAATTCAATCAGAGCAATTTTATCCGGCTGGATGCAGATTGTTGCATCTGGTGTTACAATTTTTGCAGTTTTTGAATTGTGGATATTGTCAAGTGCAGCAGGCTCATTACTGAAATACGTTTCCCAGTTTTCCTTGAAATCTGATAACTTCTCGCCTGGAACTCCGCAATATTCAAAAATCTGTTCCATTTCGTCACATGATACAGTTATCATCTCCGGGCTGTCTTTCTTCTGTTCTCTTACTTCCTGCAAAGATTCAATTAGGCTTTCAGTGAAATTGAATGTTGTATTTCCTTCGAAATTGTCCATGATAAAATCTGAAAAGACATTGATCTCATTGCCGGGTATACGTGGAATTGGTGTGCCAAGAACGTTTTCGATGAAGTCTGGATGAATATTCTTTATGTTTTTGTTGAAATACAAAGTTCCATGAATATCAGTACTTCTGTCATTGAATACAGGGAATAAGAATCCTGTTTCTGGTCTTGAGACTACCCAATCACGAATTCTGCCTTTGATGTTATTTTCAGCCACATCATAGCTAAGCCCAGCCTTTGAAAGATTTACTGGACAAATGCTGCACAGAATGTGTTCATAAATTTCTTCTGATGCATCGTGCATTTCGGTTCCATCAGAAGCTTTTCCTGGAATATCATATACTGCATGAATGAGAACTATGTAGTAATTTTCTGGATAATCGTAATTTTCAATCACTTTGTCGTAAAACTCATCCAAAAGATCATCATCTTTAAGCTTACTTGCTCTGATCCGCATAAGAAATTCCTGTGTTCCACCCTCTTTTTCCTGTGCTAATGGGAATTCAAGATTCATAAGGCTTTTTCCAAGTCTGCCAGACATGGTTTTCTTGAAAATGTCAAAATACTTAAACATTTCTTCCTCTGGAAGGGAAAGGAAAGCTTCTTTAATTTTGGTTTTCTTATTTTTTTCTGCATCCACATAACAACCACAAATGCGTGTGATTGCACAATTGGCTGGTGTAAACTGCTTCTTGATCTCTGTGATTTCTTTCTTATTCATGATTAATCCTCCCTATTTCTATTTTTATTTTTGATTTTTTCATAATAAAAAGTCACATCATCTGTAACAATTCTAACAATTCCAAACCTTTCTCCTACTTGAAACGGAATGCTATCCCTCATAAGTCTTTTTGGAATCCCAGAAAGATATTTTCTAAATTCTTCTGGTTTTAAAGCTGATTTGTAATGATTGCAAGAGCGACACGCAGGAAGCATATTGGAAATATCGTCCTCTCCGCCACAACGTATAGGATTTACGTGGTCTACTTGCATATCTTTATATTCCAATGCGCAACCACAGTAAGCGCAATGCCCTTTGCATTTTTCATATACTTTCATGCGCTCTTCTTTTGATAATTTTCGCCTTTTTGAAATTTTCATATTTTCGCCTCCAGATTGTCATTTTTGATAGTATGAACAGACTATAAATAGAATCAAAAATGCACACAAGCACAATGCGTTTTGAATGTAATAAATTATAATAGACACAGTAACAGCGGTTAAAATCCATACAATTGCTTTGACGATGCAGCTATAATAATTCATTTTGACTAATTCTTTTTACCTCTCTCGCCTGTTTCTTTTCAATCCACTTATTGATTTTTTCATCAGAAATCATGTACATTTGCTTTAGCATTTCGATGCAGATCAAAACATCTGCAATTTCTTCTATCATGTTATCACGGTCAATTTTTCCACGCTTTGTCTTACTGATTGCTTGAATAAGTTCGGCGCATTCTTCCATGCAAACCGTGCTTTGATTGTTTTTGCCATAGTGCTGAATGCTATCTGCGATAATACCTTTGTCAATCTTTACCCCTGTGATTAATCCGGAAAGAGCCTTTGCTCCAGAATCACACGCCCATGCTTCTTTAAGATATTTTTTTTGCCATTCTTCTTTGATTTCTGAATTTCCCAAGAAACATAAATGCTGGTCTCTCATATCGGATAATATATCTTTTGCTTCTTTAACGTCCACTTTTTTTCACCTTCCATTACATGATTTTCCACAAATAATACATTTGTACACCCATCCTCTTCTGTGGTGATGGTATTTAATCCATTGATGTCTATGCATTCTTTATCTCATCCAACTTCTTCTCGGCTTCTTCACGGGTAAGGAATACGGTTTTGCCAAGTTTGTTTACTGAAAATCCGTCCAAGTTGGGATAGATTCCACTATTTAACATCCAACTAAAATAGGTTCCGTGCATATTAACTGAAACCATCGTGATTCTCAATTCTGAAACAAAATTTCTTGTTGGAACATATACCGTATCTCCGACTTTACACGGTAATCTCACAAGCAAGCCCTGTTCTTCTAAGTCTTCATAAGTGGCGAGTTTTTTAATCATATTCTTTACTGTTTTGCAATTTCCTGCACCCTGTGAGCAATTATCGCAATATGAACTGCACATAATGCTTCGGCGTTCGTTATATGTGATTCTTGAAAAATCTCTTTTTGTTAATCTCTCCATCTACTTCACCTCTTCCAATTGACTTTCTACTGTATTTGCAAGTAATAACATTGATTCAATAACTTTATCTGTTAATGACATTCTATATTTATTGTCAGCAAAATACTTAACGTGAGCTATTGCTTCCTTAATCTTTTCTTCGCACACAACAATTTCGGATGCTTCATACAAGGGCTTATCATCACTGTAATAAGTTACATTTTTGTCATCGTAAAATTTTAACATATTCGGAATCGGAATATTCAGTGCATTTAAATGATTTTCTCCTATCCACTTAAATCCCTGTAATTTTGCCATTTTCAGAACTTTCAAATACTCTTCCTGCGTTTTTACGAATACGCTTTTTCCAGTTAAATCAATCATCATAATTTCCTCCTGTAATCTCATCAATACACTGATTCCAGCCCTCTGCAAAGCTGGAATCAGACGTATTAGCCGGATAATCTCCATTGTCTTTTTCTGGCAAATCCATAAGCGGACACCAATCAGGTCTTGATTTGCTTTCGCAATCATAATGTTCTTCTGTCATCAGAATTGCATCATAATATAAACAGTCAGCTAATTCACAGCATCCCTCATATTCAAGATTTCCACAATATTCAGTTCCGAACGGGCAGCCATAACAATTTTCTGGCGTGTCAATCACTAATACTGATTTGCTCATTCAACTCCACCGCCTTTCACGATTTCGATTGCCCTGCTCAGTCCAGCATTGTATCCTTGATGCACATCAGATAAAATACATTCTGATTCAATGAATTTATCTCTTTCCAATTCGCTAATAGCCTTATCCACATCAAAAACTGTCGGTTGCTCATTGACACAATCAATAAACTCTTTCTGGTCGGAACTAATACTTGTTCCAATTTCCCAAATTTTGATGTATTTAATTAATTCGTCAGCATCAATCAGTCTACTCATTCAGTTTCACCGCCTTTTATAATTTCATCAATTATTGTATCTTCTTCTATGCAATATTTTTCAAATAAATAATTCTCTAATTGTTCCACAACCTTATCCACATCAAAAGCTGTCGGCTGCTCGTCAACAATATGTATATATCTGTCTATAATCTTCTGTATTGGTTCTCCTAAGATATTTTGAAGCAGTATATCTTTTTTTAATTTATCTGTGTCGATTAACCGCATTCCTCAGCCCTCCTTGTATGGCTCTGGAAGTGGTCGCCATGCCGTAATCTCAATCCAATCATAATTGCTATCAAGATAATATCCGTCACAATCAATAAAGCTTGTATCTTGCCATGTTGTTTCTCCGTTAGTAACCAATATTTCTTGTCCGTCATCTGGCATTTTGCAGTCAAGCATATACTGTATATCAGTTGATATGGATTCTTCCGCACGTTCTTTTTCTGATATCTGATGATATTTTACCGGAATCCACCCATTTTCTTTCTCGTCCTGTTCCAGATCGTCCAGAAGACTATTTACGATATCCAGCGCACTCCCTGGAAGCCCATGCTTATACTGCGATTTCTTTTCTATCTCAGCTTTGTATTGCTCTAATCTGTTTCGTACTCTGCTCATACTTCCACCTCACTATCCTCTGGCATCTGGAACGTCATTCCTTTTTTGAGCATTTCTCCAAGTTCTCCCGCATGTGCTTTGTTTTCTTCCGTTTTTGGCTTCATACTTAATATCCTACATACTTCTGGAATTACATATTTTGTGTATTCCGAATCTCCATAGGCTTCCTGAATCATATCCAGTACTTTCATGGCTTTTTCTTTTGTGGAATATCTTCCTAAAATAAAATATCCTCCACTTCTCTGTGCATCCTGCAAACTCCAACATATAATATTCAATGAATCTGGGAGCTTTAGATTTATTACAATGTTTTCAAACTTTACCAGTGCTGTTTTATCCTGACTTCTGATTAACATTTTGTGTCCTCCTGTTTCTTAAAATCCATCTTCAAGTCATAAACAAACTGGCAAAGTTTCTCTGCAATCTCATCCGCATTTTCTACATTTGCAAGCTGTCTGACATACTGCTTACCACATATAACGCAAGTCAACTTTCTGATTGTTTCCCAGACTTGCCACGAGATAATAGATGAATCAAAAGCATCCATCATCAGAGAACTTCTTCCGTTCCCATTCTCGTCTCTGAACCACTTTTCTCTCGGTGCTTTTAATGTGGTTGCAACATCTTCTCTGGTAAGACAACCTTTGTATTTTTCGTCAATGCGCTTTTCCAGTTCATCCAGAAGTTCCTTCTTTTCCTGTTCTGTCATTGCGTCCTCACTTTCCACGCTTATATTTTCTCCCTATTTAATTTTCGATATATACCGGTCTATCAGTTCTCCGTTCACATATTTGTTTGCTAATTGAACTCTTATCGAATCACCCTTTTGACTGTCTGAAAAACTCGGTCTATTCATTGCTCCATTCGCAAAGCTATCTTCTTCATAAGTCAGCCCGTCATATTCAACCGATATCTCCCACTGCCAGCGAGGACAAATGACAAACCATTTTCGCATATCTATGTAAGTGATAATTGCGTCTACATCTTCATAGGTATATGTGATTTCTTCTTGTAAATCACGGTTCTTGTACGAAACATTTTTGGAACAACCAGTCAAGAAAATGCAAATTAAGATTAAACATACTATTTTCTTCATTTCATTCCTCTCATTCTCGCAGACCGACTACCGTACGATAATCGGTTGGATAATTATACCATTTATTTAGTGATACTCTTTTTATCATCATATTTTATTTACCAAATTTTTTAACAAGTCCCTTATTCAAATCTGGGATTCTTACATCTGTTTCAGATTCCAATTCCTCAATCATGCTCATAAAGCTTCTTTCGCCACGGTTCGCTTGTCCTACAAACTCATTTGCACAATTGATTACGTCCAAAAGTCTTTTAGTGGAAAATCCATGCAATTTCCGTAATGCCAACATAGTTGTTACCGTGTTAATTGTATTCGCCCAGTCGTCACCAGTATTGAAGCCATCGTTATAGGCTTGATCTTGCATGACTTCCAGCTCTTTACGTGAATTCTGCATGGCTCTGGCGAATGCCTGTGACATTTGATTGTCACAAGCCAGCACCCTATTTTTTCTTTGGTGCTTTCATCTTTAATTTGCTTCCCATATTTTTCCCTTTCGTATCTGTATTCCGTCAAACGGTATGCTCTCGATATTCCCGGATGTTCTGTGGCAATCAGAGAATCCATCTCCAATTGCCGCATATGTCTCTGGACAGTGCATTTTGTGAGGTCTGTCCCATCCATGATTTCTTCGTAAGAAGGCATATATCCGTGTTTCTCAAAATACTCCACCAGAAATCTGTAAATATCGTTTCTGGCAGATTGTCCCTCATTATATTTTCTCTGACGGTAATTCATACGCAAAACGGCTATTCTGCCGCAGTATTACTTTTCTCTTCACGCATTTTATTTAATCTTTCCGCAGCTTTCTTTTTCGTTTCGTCGGAATATTTTCTTGGTGGATTGATTTTAATGTAGGAATAAGGCAAGTGGGCGAAAATAGATCCATCGTTATTTCTGGCAATAATTTTCACATCTTCTGGAAATTCCTTTTCTAATTCCTCGCATCTGTTCTTCCAGGCACTTCCATTCTTGGCAGTAAGCCCTACATAATCTCTTCCGGGAATCCACTCAATAACACATTCATTGGTATTCTCTGCCATGTAATCACTCTCCTTTTAAATAATCAAAGATTGATATTTGCTGATAACATTGTTTTACGATAAAAAATCCTCAATACTCATTTGTCCTACCGGGCAATCCATTACATTTCCATTCAGTGCTTCTTCTACATTTGCTTTCATTTGTTTAAAATAGCTTTCTTTAAGTTCACATGAGATTGCTCTTCTTCCAAGTGTTAAAGACACAAATGGGGTGGAACCGATACCACCGAATGGGTCAAAAATTATATCTCCTGGATTGCTCCATAATTCAATGCAGCGCTGAATAACTTCCAGCTGCAAAGGGCAAATATGACGTTCGTCCTTATCTTCTCGTGCAGATTTTTTCTGTAATGTATCGCTCTGCCTAATGTCCATCCATACTGGACTTGCGTAGTTTTGCCACACATCAACAGGAAAAGTCTCGTGTGTATGCGAAATTCGTTCTGGATTTTCTCCTGGCTTTCTCATTGTGACAATATAATCCGGGATTCCCTGCCTGTTCATTGCACTATCTTTTCTAATCTGCTTATGCAGCAGTCCCAATGCTTTTGTTCTTTGCATTTCAGTTACTGGATTTTTCCAGATGGTAACCTTACTATGGTAAATAAATCCGCAATCTTCAAAAATCTGTCGCATGATTGCTGGAAAGTCTTTCAAGCCAATCACGCCGTCACGCTCTTTCATAAGCGGCAAGTCCATACAATGAAAACTAAGTAATCTTCCGGGCATTGTTATTCGATACAGTTCTTTTGCCAGATAGATAAAATGGTTGTAAAATTCATCATCTCCCTTACTATTCCCCATATCCCGGTCACTGTTACTGTATGTATACAAGCTAGAAAATGGTGGTGAAAATACTGTATAATGAATACTTTCGTCCGGGATTTCTTTTGTGATTTCGCAAGAATCGCCGTTGTATATTGCGTATTTTTCTTTAACAACCTGGTCTAAAACATTCATGCTGTAAATTCCTCCCAATCTGGCAATTTCATTTCTTTTGTTGGCTCATAAGGCGTACTTATACGGCAAGTGCTTTTAAGCTCTTTTTTTGTTATTTCCTTTGTTAATTCTGTCATTTCAGACTGCATTTTCTGGAAATCACATTGCTTCCTTTCAATATTTTCCTTTACGCAGCCTTCCTTCGCGGAAATAATAATGTAAACATTCACAGGCTTCTCTTGCCCGAACCGCCAACACCGTCTGACTGCTTGGTAATACTGCTCATAGCTATCTGAAAGTCCAGTAAATATCATATTGTGGCAATTCTGCCAGTTCATGCCGAACCCTGCAATTTTGGGCTTTGTGATAAGGCATTTGACCGTTCCATCAGAAAACGCCAACATAGAGTTGCTTTTATATTCTGATTTATCAGAGCCTTTTACTTCCACGGATTCAGATATCAGTTCGCTTAATCTTGCTGATTCGTCATTTAAATCACACCATACAAGCCATTTCTCATTTGAACTATTTACAAGTTTCGCAGCTTTTTTACATCTAAGTTCAAGACTTTCCTTTCTGGCTTCTCTTCGTTCTGTAAGTGTTAATGATTCTTTTATCGGCTCATTTCCGTCTACAATAATTTCGTTAATGTTAAGTTTCGGAAGATCGTAGCCAGATACTTGATACCCGATATTTGCTGGGTTATCTACAAATACACTGAATGTTGCCAGCCATTGCCAGAATACATCTGTTGCATGCCCCTTTAATCTCCATTTAGATGTTTGTCCACCGTCATGCACAAAGAACATTGATAACATTTCCGACCGTGTCATAACGCCGCAAAATTCGCTGTGATTTCCTATTTCCATATAGTCATTGGGGGCTGGTGTTGCAGTACAAGCCAACTTATAAGGAACTGAATGAAAATTCTGAATAATTGCTGTTCTGACTTTTCCAGAATAAGATTTAAGAATACTACTTTCGTCAAGTACAACTCCCACAAATTCATTTGCAACAAATTTATCCATTTTTTCATAATTGGTAATATTAATACCGCTGATACATTCAGATTGGCTTTCCACAACTTTTGCAGTATAACCAAATTTTTCAGCTTCACGCTTCGTTTGATCCGCCACAGCCAACGGTGCAAGAATAAGAACCATTCCACCAGCGTGTGTGCAAACTTGATGTGCCCACGAAAGTTGCATTGGTGTTTTTCCTAAACCGCAATCAGCAAATATGCAGGCTTTTCCTTTCTTTAAAGCCCATCTCACAATGTCTTTTTGAAATTCATACAACATTGGATTTAATTCCGATTTATCAATATCAAACCCACTGCTTTCAAGAACAAATCGTTTGCTCTTTAAAAAATCTTCATAATTCATTTTTAAAAGAAGCCCGGTGCACCCTTACGTCAGCTGAAGGCAAGCTCCTTTCATTTTTTATTTTTTATCTTTGGAATTTAGCCAGTAGAACTACTGGTGTGTTAGAATCAGTGATAGTTTTCTTCATTGAGTAAGTCGTTGAATTTTTCCAACGCCTTAATAGATACTTTGTTATTTGCTTTTTCTGGTCTGATTGATACGTTTAAGTGAGTATCAATGATGTGTTTTAATTCTCGCGCAAGGGTTATTTTGCCTTGCTGGATTCCATCTCTATATCCTTTTGCCGGACGAAATTCATTTATTTTTTCTTTCCCTTCTCCTTGGCTTCCAGACGTTTTATTGTATCGGCATTGGTACCCTTTTTTTGTGTATTCCAATATCCAATACTGTTCCATTTTATCAAGCTGTTCTACTGGATAATGGATAAAATTTATTTTCCACCCATACGGATTTTCTTTACTGTAAAATCCTCTCTTCTTTATTGATAAATCAATGTGCTGGTACCCAGTAAGATGAGAACACATCCGTTGAATTATATGTACTGCTTGCCCTATATAAAAGTATAGGATTTCGTTTTCATCAGTTCTGGTTAAAAAATAAATTCCACTGCCATCATCAAGCTTCGGATTGATTTTCAGAAGCCTTTTTCGGTTCGTTGCTTCAATAGCTTTTGCCTGTCTAAGTTTTTTATAATCCAACCGGAATCACCCTTTTTCAATCTGGTCAATTAGTTTCTTGCATTCATCTTTAACATAGGCAAGTGAACGAATTTTGCAATCTGGATCTTTATTTAATTCTCTCCAGCAATATCCCATTATTTTAAGCATTTTTTTGAAGCCTGGTTCTTCCCCGAAATACTGTTCTGCTGTCTCAATATCATAACCATCGAAACAATGAGCGCAGTCAAATCCAATCCACCATATATCATCATCGTCACAATCGTGTAAAAATGGTTCTGAATAAGTAACTCCACCATGGCAGTCAAGATAATCTAAATCATCAACACTTTTCTTTGCCAGCTTATGGCTGTTAGGTATTCCAACGTATCCGCATCTGTATGCTCTCGGCATGAACAGAACTACACACGGATAGCCTTTATACTCGAATTTGGTTTCTAAAACTGGTTTCATTATTTTCTCTCCTTTCTATCCAAATGCAACCTGTCCATTATTCTGCATATAAATCATCGGTGAAGCCTTACGTTCTCCGATTTTCAAATATGAACAATTTGCTTTTACTAGCGCTTCTGCTACAACCGGCACGACACTATTTCCAATTCTTGCTACCTGTTTTGCAATAGGGTAATTTCTCCACTTGTAGTCTCGGTCAATGATGTAATCTTTTGGAAACCCCTGCATCACCTTTAGTTCTTCTGGCTTTAACATTCTGAGAAAAATATCTGATATGATGTATTTCTCTCCATGAATATCAACCAGAACATTTACCAGCCCGAACCTGTCTTTTGTGGTAATGGTTCCAAGCGGCTCATTCAATACCTGTCCACATCCTGTCCCATAATATTTAACCAGAAAAGCGGATATCACGCCAAAATGACCGGGTGAAGTAGTAATCGTATGCAGTGGCTCGTCACATCCTTGACCGATTCCAGTCTTGTAATATTTCGTGATAAAAGCTGTCACAAGTCCATATCTGTTTGACGTATCAATGGTCTTAATCGGCTCTGTCAGTAATTGTCCTCTGGAATCACCTTCTCTAGTTTCTCCATGATACTGAATGATAAACGCCAGTGCATCTTTATTCTTTACAATGTATGGTTCTGTATTATCAACGATATATTTCTTAATTCCATTTGCAATGCGTTTCTGTGTTGCTTCTGCCAGTGGCTTTGAACGGTCAAATATACTTTTGCCTAAATCTGACCAGTCAATGTAATCTCCGCACTGTTCATATGGTTTCAGACCGTCTGTTCCAAAACGATTATGTGTAGGCTTTGGCCATATTATCTGCTTTCCATCCCTACGAAATACCGCATACCAACGTTTTCTTGTAGTCGGCGCTCCATAATCCGCAGCTACGACTTCTCGGCTATCAAATTCATATCCAATACTTTCCATTGCTGAAATAAATTTTCGGTAATCTTCTCCGGCTCTTTCTTTTATTGGATGTCCTTTGTCATCAAGCGGACCCCATTGCTGAATTTCTTCCACATTTTCCATAATTATTACATCCGGAAGAATTTCTTTGGTGTGTTTATATACCGCCCATGGAAGAATGCGAAGCCCCTGTTTTCTCGGCTGACCGCCTTTTGCTTTTGAATGGCTTGTACAGTCTGGAGAAGCCCACATCAATGCTACGTGCTGATTTCCGACATATTTCTGCAAATCTACTTTGAAAATATCTTCTGTCAGATGTAGCGTTCCGGGATGATTAGTCTTGTGCATTAGAATTGCATCTGGATCATGGTTAATTGCTATGTCTACAGGTCTACCAAGTGCCATTTCAATGCCTACTGATGCGCCGCCGCCCCCGGCAAAGCAATCTATAATTAAATCTTTCATTTCATCTCCTAACTAAACGGAAATTCATCTTCCATACCGCCTAAATCCGGCACATCCATGAAACTAGGTTCTGGCGGCGGTACTGGTCGTGTGTCTGTTTCCTGTGCCTGTGGTGACTGGCTTTTTCTTTCTGCAAATTCATGCTCTGCAACAAGGCAATCATTTGAGTAAACTTTTTCGCCATTTTTGTTCGTATAGTTTCCGGTCTGCCATTCTCCACGCACATTTACTTTCGTTCCTTTTTTAAGATATTTCTCTGCGAATTCTGCATTTTTCCCAAGACATACGCAAGTGATAAAGTCAGATTTTCTTTCTGTATTCTTTTTCACTCTTCTCTCGACAGCCAAAATATATCTTGCGATTTTGGTATCATTCGTTCCCATTCTGATATCTGGATCAGCAGTTAATCTTCCAGAAAGAATAACAATATTCACAATTTCTCACCTCTCAATCTGAATGTCGCATCTAATAAGTGCGTGTTTAATTTTCTTTGCATTTCCTGTTACAGTTTCTTCTTTCCCGATAACAAAGGAAATATCATCTTCTGTTACATTGAATCCTTTTGTTTTTATATGCTCCATGATGATTTCTTTAATTTCATCTGTGCCAATTCCAATTGTTATTTCCAATGGTGTTACCTCCCTGGCTTGTATGCTGGTGGCATTGGTTGCCATGCAATGACTGGGTAATATGCAATTCCGTGTTTTTTTACCATGCCCCATCTTTCACCACCTAAATATGTAAGGCTTGTTGGTAACTCGGCGTCTTTTATGGTAACGTTGTATTTTATCCTATCTTCTGGGCTTTCTCTCACATCTGGCTCTGGCGGCAACTTCACTTCTGTTGGAATCCACATATCCGCAGAACTGTATGAGCAAATCAGTTCTTCAACTTTCTTGATTGCATCATTCCAACCTTTGTCGTACTTGCATTCCGGTTCGGAAGGTTCTGACTTTTTCAGTTTGTAAAGTGTTTTTAAGAAGATTTTCATTAATAATCATCCTCCTTTAATCTATCAAACGAAATTGCTACTGGCATTTTCCATTCAGATTCTGTACACTTAACAATAGCCTGCAAGAAAGATGCGGTGATATTCTTTTTAAAATCCACACTCTTTAACTGCTTTCTTATCTCTTCTGCAAATTCCTCACGGTTTTCATTTACATATTTTTCAATTTCTTCCTTTACTGTGGTTTTTACAATATCTTCTGCAAGCCAGTCAAAATATGGTTTTGCGTTCCAACTCCCTTTATCGCAAAATTTTCCTTCTTTATTAACATACCTATTCGTCATTGTTTTTATCGCATCACGTACAATAACGGATGGGTCGCCTAATGCCTTTACGATTCCGGCGTGAACTTCTTCTTGTATTGCTGCTTTTATTACATCGTCACTGATATTTAAACTCATCATATTTCCCATAGCTAATCCTCCTTAACTTTCTCAATAGTTTCTTTTATTGCTTCTTTCACAGCCTTGGTTTTAATCATCTTATCTGCCAAGGCTTTTGCCGCTTCCTGTACGATCACGCTTTCGTTCTTTTCTAGTATCTCGCTAATATGAGAATGAATCATTCTGCACAACGGTTCATTGGTTTCTCTGTTACCGTATAATTCTTTTTTATAAATAACTTCTTTGATTTCTTTGGTAATTTTTTCAACTACCCTGTCCTCAACATTTTTACGGATTTCCTTTGCAATTTCTTCCTCATTAATACCAATCGTTACTGGTACGCTGAATACGCTCATTTTCAATTTCCCTCCCCTATAGCTATCACATCACATCCAATAAATACCAATTCCTCATGTTCACTCATTCCATAGCCGACAGATTTTCTTCCTACTTTAAAAAATACATTATTTGTATTAACCGTAACTCCTTCAGTTTTTTCCATATAATCAGAAACAATAGCTTTCAAAATATCTTCATTTAAGAAAGTCTTTCTTTCGACTATTGGATGTTCTTTTGGCATATATTCAAGCCATGTCTCTACACCTTTGTATTCTTTTCCTAGTGTGTCAGTCCATTCGCCATTTCCAGTATATGCAAGCATGATGATTTTTTCAGAGTTTTTCAGCTTTACATAATACAAACATGCTGTATCATCAGTTGGAGTTTCTGGAAGCACATCTTTTACTGAACGCCATACACTAGGTGAAGGAATTGTTTTTCCTGTTTTTCGGTCTACATGCTCCTGTCCTTTAATTACATAGTTTCTAAATTTTTTTGGCATTAATTTTCTCCTTTCAATCATTCAGCCGAATTGTTTTCCTTATCATCTTCAATCGCTTTTCCAAGGCAAGCCATAACAGATGCAAAATCAAGCAGTATTTCCCTTTCTCTGATGTTTCTTCCATCTTTTTCGTGCCAATCTCCTACAATATAAAGTTCTGCATTTGCTGAAAGAATATCTGTTTTCATATCCCAGTATTTAATATGGATTTCATAAGCTGCATTTGCAGAAATTGGATTTACATAAATTCCTTTTGTTACTTCTTTCCAATCTTTTAAGTCAATTGATACCATCTATTTCTCCTTTCAAAACGGACATAAGTCCAAGTTAACTTCAAGTCCAGGTCTGGCAATCTGCACCAGGGCATCATCCCAAACCACTGCTTCTTTTATCTCTTTCAAAATCTGTTCCGGGTCAGCTGTTTCATTACTCAAATGCACCAATGTTACTGTCCGTAATGCTGCCGTATGGTTTGTATTCACCAAGCTTTTGCAAGTATCTAAGGAGCAATGCCCTTTAAGCCTGTGCGTGTAATTTTCAGCTGTTTTGTCAACCAATTCTTTACAATAGTTGCACTCAATAACCAAGTGGTTCAGTCGCATTGCTTTGAAATTGTATCGGCAAAACTCAAAGTCTGTCATGTACAGTAGCTTTCCCATTTCTTCATGTTCCACGATATACCCATAATTGAAACATTGAATAAGTTGCCCTGTGTCCTTATCCCTTGTAGTATGCGGCAAATAGAACGGTATTACAGTGAACGAACCAACCCGAAACGGTCTTTTCTCTGGAACTCCTTTCATCAATTCGCCAGTGATGATTTGCAGATGTTCCACGGTTTCATCATTGGTGTAAATCTGAATGCCTAAATTCATCAGATTTTTAAATGATTCACGGTGATCACCGTGTTCATGCGTTAGAAGCACGCCAGAAACATCACTTGTTCTGTAATCAATAGCTTTCAGAATGTCTTTGTATTTGCATCCGCAGTCAAGAAGAAGCATTTCTCCGCTGTTGGATTTCAAAACATAGCAGTTTCCATGTGTACTCCCTGTATTTACTATTCTCATGAACATTTTTCATCACCTCGCTTTCTGTTTATTTGTAGCTATTTAAAATTGAAGAAGCAGTTTCTCCAATCATATTTTTATCGTCCTGCTGATATGGAGGAGCTCCGCGCCATAATTCTTTCATATCTTTTAAATCTGTAGCCACCATTGCGTCCCTTATTAATTGAAGCTCTTTAAGCGATAATTCCACAGTCACAATGGAATCCCAATTTATTTTCTTTCTTCCTATTTCTTTCATACTTCATCATTCTCCGGGAACTGAAACACAATGTTTGCAGGCTCGAATTTCATATCTGGGCTGTTAACCATGGTTTTAATGATTCCGAAACCTCTTGCAGCCATTTTTATGCATTCTTCGTAATCATCATCGCTCATTTCAATGTTTTGTGCTAAAAACATTCCTGCATACACTTTATGCAAAGCTTTCATAGCTTTTTGGGCTTTTTCATCTGTCGAATAACGAGCCATGACTGTTCCTTTTTCACCTACCATTGGCACATATGCTCTTATGATATTTCCAGTTCTGCTTAATGATGTGATTTCATAAGGAACATCAATTTCCCCATTCTGACTTGCTAATCTCATTCCTACTCACCTCCGAAAAACGTTTCTCTCATATCAACAGGCTTATATTTTTTATGCATTAAAGCTTTGTTCTTTCTGGCTCCCTGTGGGTCATTGCAGACAAATGATTTGCATATCTCCGGTCTAACAGGGTAGATTGAACATTTCTCTTTTGCCTTATCGTCCATCAGAAACGGACAGGTTAAATCCATTAATGAAGCAGTGAAATTATGTCTGCATTCCTTGATATGGTGTTTGCGAATGTACCACTTAATCTGTTTGATTTCCTTGGATGATATCGGTATAAAATTTGAACAACACGAACCGCATTCTGAACATTTCCCATCTACCGTGAAATCATAAAGTCCGCTGTTCATATTGCTTACAACTTCTTTAATTGTTTCAATTACACTTCTACTCATGTCAGTTTTCCTCATTTACGACAATACCGCCGTGGATAATAACTCTCTTTCCGTCTGAATCATCAAAATAAACTTCATTTTCAGATTCGGAAACATCAAACTTCCCAGACCAGGACTTGATTTTACCGCCGTTGTAATCGTAAACAGTTACGGTACGGTTCAGACCACCGTTCCAATTACTTGAAAAAGATTTTACTTCCCTGTCAAAGCTTGCGGTACATCCTGTGATTGATACACAAGCTGTTACTGCTGCCGCAATAATCAATTTCTTTTTCATCCTACATTTCCTCCTGGCTCATAAATGACGGAATTTCTGTTTCCGCTGGCTCTGCTGCCGGAACTGTTTCTTTCTCTGATGTTTTTACGGTTTCGGCTACGGTTGGCTGCTTTGGCTTTTCTTCGATTACAGGGGAAAATGTTTCTGAATTTGCATTCTTTTTAATATCGTTTTCAACTGCTTTTTCCAGATCAAAAACCTTGTAGTCTGCATCTGCAATTTCGATAACTTCCTCTGTTGTATAAAGCCCATTTGAAAGTTCCGGGCAATTCATTCGAGAGAAGAAAGAAGCGGCCCTGTATCTAAGCATTACCTGTGGCATGGTTTTCCATTTTGAGCCATTCTTATTAACCCATCCTTCTGCCTGTGCCATATCCATTGTTACCTCAATTCCAGTAACCTTTCGCCCGTTCTTTTCTGTCCAGCAAGTGCAAGAATATGGTTTTCCGTTCTTATCTCGCTTTTCATCGAACTGTAACTCCATATCATACTTTCCAGAACTGTTAATCATAGCAATTAAGAAAGTGGCTCTCCATGCAGGTCTTCCCTGAATAACATCGAGATTCTGCATAACCGTAAGAGGGCTTGTTTTGAGCCTGTTTGCCATATCAATAGCAACAAGACCATTCGCATAATTTCCCTGGTACTCTTTTGGCACGATTGTTGAGCTTGCGAATGCCTTTGCCATCTGCGTTGCCATCATAAAGTTATCAGAACTTCCAAAAATCCCAAGGCTAAAATCAGTATTGTACTTTACTGGTGCCTTTGCCTGGTTCTGTGTTGCCGGTGTGTTGTTTGCGTTTGTTGTTTCTGCCATATCAATTCTCCTTTTCTATCTTTATTTGGATATTTTGAAATATTGCTCAATTATTTAAAGTTCTGCGTTATTAAATCCCGAACAATTTCAGAAACCTTTCTGTCTGTCCTGGTTGCTTCCTGTTCAAGCTTGTACATAGTCTGTTCATTTACCCTCACAGCAATAGTGCGGGGCTTTGGGTCTGTTGTTGGTCTTCCTGATGACATATAATCTCCTTTTTGTTTTCTAGTTGATAAATTGTTCTTAGAACCATTTTTTTAGTTTCTTCACACATAGGTTTTGACATTTTCTTACCAAGCCATCCAGGGGCATACCCCATTGCTTTAGACAGTTGGTATGATCTTAAATTTTTTTCTTTCATAAGTAATCTAATATCTTTGTTCGGTACTTCACGTTCCAATGATTGAGCATCCGCTTTTGAATTCCATGTTATTCTTTTTATTTTAAGAGGATCTCCTGTTGACCGAAAACGGTTATAGTGCAAATCACAATACCCTAGTTCTTTTACATACTTTCCACACCCTTCAACTTTACATATACTTCTTTTTCTTGGGTTTGCAAGCATATATTTTCTTAGAGATTCACCATGATTTAATGTGCTTGCACACTCTCTACTACATGTAACACTTTTTCTCCGCTGAAATACTTCATACGTTTTTCCACATACGGGGCAAACTCTATATCTTTCTTCATAGGACATTGGAATATAAATTCGCTTATTTGGATTCTCTTCTTTTATGTCTTTGCCTTGAGCAAAATATAATTCGCACCATTTTAAAGCAGCTAACTTTTGCTCTTTATTTGTAAAATGCCATTTATTAACAGTCAAAAGATTAAGCACTTTCCTATCTGTTAAATACAGATTTGATATATCGCAATTTAAACTGTTATTATCAAGGAAAACAATAATTTTCCCTTTTGGTATTTTCCCGTGATGTTTTTCCCAAACAACATGTTGTTTCATTTTATAATGCTGATGTTCTGATACATTCTTGTCATTATTTATTCTCACCATAATATAGTTTCCGCTTATATGCTCTGAACCAATTTCTGGCGGTGGCAAATTTCTTTTAATTCTATTGTCTGTGCAGTACATTTCTATCTGTTTTCTGGTTTTTCTTTCTCCGAATTTTTCATTAAATTTTCTAGTGGTTTCCTCATACGAAAAAAGCGGAAGTGTTTTTTGTAAAAATTCCTTTTGTTCTTTTGAAAATATACTGCCGCGCCCATCACAATCAATATATCCATGACGTTTTAATACAGAATGAAGATTTTTCCATTTTTTCGATTCCCCGAATGTAAAATTAAAAATATCTGTCATTTCTCTATAAGAACCATGCTTTTTGCAGTTTTTTTCTAACCACTTCAATTGCTCTTCTGTGTATCCACGCATACTTATTCTTCACCAACCATTTTTGAAATAATACTTTCTTTTCCAAGTTTTCCGTCAGAAATCAGCTTATCCGTTCTAAGAACAACATCTGCATTGTTAATCATCTGTTTTGCAAGTCTAGCAATCATATCCGATTTTTCGTTTTCTTTTTTTGCTTCCTCGCTTGTAACATCCATACTATTTGTTAATTCAATTCTTTCTCCTAAAATTTTTTGTAATTCCATTAATGTCATAATGTTCCCCCCTAACTGATTGTTTTAAATTTCTTTTATCATCAAATCTCCATCCGTAACTCTCAGAATAATCATCTGCCTGTCTAACATAGGAATTCTATCAATATTCACGGATTCGCTATCATCAATCCAAATCGGAAGATTCAGCCCATTCATTTCCTGTAATCCATTCAGCAAATCAACCTCGCAAAGAATTTTGTCGGAATGATTCAATCCGCTGTTGTAGTCGATTCCATTACAGATCATCTTGCAAGTTTCCACTGGATTTCCCTCAATCGTGTAATCAAGGAAACTGAACTGGAAATGCTTAAAGTATGGATTGATTTTCTCTGCCAGTGCTTTATTTTTCTGAATTGAGAAGTTAAGAACGGTGTCAATGTTTTTTTCAATATCAGCTTGAACTTGTCCAAGGCTTTTCAGTTCCTCATTCAGTTCGGCTACTCGCTTTTCTTTTTCTGTGACTGCTGCCTGTGCAATCTTAATGTCTGCATCCACATTGGAAATCTGTTTCATAACATTGCTGATCTGCATTCTTAATTCCTGTTTCTTTCCAGGAACATCATCAAATGATTTCAGTTTCTCTTCAAGTTCTGCAATTCTCGCTGTAACCGCAAGATATTCTTCATCATTTGTCATATCTACAGATTCTGGAAGCTCCGTAAATTTGGACTGTTCTTCCTCAATCTGCTTAGTGAGTTCAGCAACTTCATCCTGTGCCTCACTGATTTCCGACTGTAATTTGTTGATTTCCTCGTTAGTTTTCTTTAATTTTGCAGCGGAAGTATTTCCAAGGTCGCAGACATATTTAAGCTTTTCCTGCTTCTCCGATTCAAAGGATTCTTTTATTTTCAACTGTGCTTCAATTCTGGCTTTCTTTTTTTCTTCAAAGGAAGCTCTCAATTCGGAAATCTGTTCTTCTGGCAGTTCCTGTCCGCAGGTGGAGCAAATGGTATCAGAATCATTGAATGTTTCAGCTTCAATAGCTTTCAGTTCAGAATCATCCAACTCCATTTCTTTGATTCTCGGATAGTCCTGTCTGGCTCTATCCAAGTCAGCTTTTGCCTGTTGTGCTTCCCTTATGTGGTTGCCCAGTTCCATTCCAATAATACGAATGCTTGATTCCTTTTCTGATTTTTTTAACATAAGTTCAGAAACTGTATCAGAAATAAATTTTTGTCTGGCTCTTAACCATTCATTCGCCTTGCTAACCAGACCATCCCTGGAAGATTTCAAACCACGGATTTCATACGAAAGACTGTCATAGCCTTTTGCTGAATCTTCAAGAATCTGTTCCTGTTCTTCCAGTTTGGAAAGGTCCGCATTAAGCTCCTGTTTTTTGGATTCCAGGGAAGAAGTATCTTCTGCTTCAACAGTCCGATTGGTTTCATATGCAATCTCCGTGTTTTTGGCATCCACCTTTTTCTTTTGTGCATTCAGTTCTTTTCGGAGCTTCTTCAATGTATCTTCTACGGAATGCCCCTTTGTGATTTCTTCCACATGAGCGTACTGTGGATTCTCTTCCATAAACTGAGCAATATCGAAACCAGACATCTTTTCCAGTACCTTCCTGGATTCTGCTGTTGACTTCTGTAATGTATTCAGAAATGGTTTTGGATTACTGCACATCAGAAGTGTTGAAGGCTCCGCTATTGAATGGATGAACTCGGTATAATCCTTTAATTTATCCGGGAATCCGTCAATTTCATAAGAAGTTTCATTTCCATCGAACACCTCTTCGTACTGTCCTTTTGGTTTTCTCCACTTCTGCTTTGTGATTTTGCGGATCACTTTTTCTTTCCCATCAATCGCAAGTGTAAGCTCCCTTACAACATCAACCTTTGGCACTTCCAATCCATTTTCTTTTCTGCGGATAGAAGTCGGTTCTGTACCATTTGCCATCTTTCCTGTCAGAACATCCAAATATGCGTCCTTTAATGTGGATTTTCCTTCTCTGTTTCTGCCGGAAATCTCTGTTCTTGGAAACAAATCTACAGACTTACTCGGAAACTTTTGGTAATTCTCCAAGTAAATTTTTTTCACTTCCACTTTCATGCTCGATTATCCTCCCTATTGATACCTCATATGCGGTTCTGATCTCTACTTCATCACCAGATAATTTTTTATGATAAATCCGGCTCTGGATTCTTCCGATTATTTTTACGAAATCTCCAACCTTGAAATCAGCAGCTTCTCTGGCTTCTTTCCGCCATGCTATACATGGGATATAATCTGTTCTTCGTAAATCATATTCGTTGCAAGCAATCATCAAATCACAGATTTCTTTTCCTATTGGTGTTTTGCGGTAAATAGGCGGCTTGCAAAGATAACCTTCCAGAATGATTTTGTTTTCACCTTCTGCGCTCCAATCACCTTCTCCACACCAGATTGTTTCCGCTTTGATTTCAAGAATCAAATGTGACTTTCCATTTTCATGTTTGTTTGAAGAACTGTATCTCCCTTCAACGTAGACGTATTTTCCAATCTTTAAGCCTTCCGTCTGCTTTTCTTCAACAATTACCGGAAGTAAATCTACGTTCCCGCTGGTACGCTTTGCACCAATATAGAATCTTACGAATTTTTCTCCGTCCTTGAAAAACGTTCCTGGCTGAATATCCATTATTACGTCAAATATCTGAACTTCATTCTTATTATTCTTCATCCTCCAATTTCTCCATTTCTTTTACGGAAATCTCATATACACTTTCCGTTTCTTCCCCATTAACATAAACATCACGGCTCATTAACCTTCCGTTTACTTTAATGTAATCATTTCTTTTAACCTCTACTGCCAGATCAGCACCTTTTCCCCATAAATTGCAGCAAATAAAATCTGCTCTTTCTGAATGATCTCTTGGAATTGCTACGAAAAGATTTGAAACTTTCCTGTGCGTTACTGGTGTAAGTTTTGCATATGGTTCTTTCGTGCAACTTCTGGCAACAAACTCTACTTCGTTTATATCACCTTCTGGAACCTGTTCTTCCAGGATTTCCACTTCGTCTGCTGCGATATAATTAGCATTGTGGTGCTTATTTGGATTTTTAGAAGTGTCCATGCTTCTGATTGCTCCTGTTACCACAACTTCTTTTCCGTTATAATCATTGTCACGTACAATGGAATCTTCTATAACAATTGGAAACATATCTACTGCACCACTTTTGCGAATAACTGTCAGCATGAATTTGTAATAGTATCTTCCGTAATGTTCGTGGCTGAACACTATTTCCCCGGCTCTGCCGGATAATCTTACTTTATTTAATCTTTGCATTTACTTTTCCTCCGTTCCTAATATAATAGGAAGAAACACTATTGAGAATAAGACTGTTGATATGAATAACACCCCGATAACATCAAATGATGTAAGCATCCATGTGATTGAGAAGATTACTGTAAACATCCCTATTCCTACAAATATTTCTCCTATTGTCTTTACCACCTCTTTCATTTTGTCCTCACTTTCTTCTGGATGTGGTTACTGCAAGTGCAGTTGCCAGAATAACGATAATTACATTTCTTGCCATCAGCTTTTCTTCCAGATCAGCAATGATTTCACTGGAAAGCGGCTGATTTTCGCCATTTTTTTGCATAAAAAGTCCTCCTGTTATATTTTTGTTTGTCAAATACAGGAGGTTGTGTTATAATAATCCTGTATTTAACTAACTCGTTCTTAGTTAGATACCGTCCTGGTTGGTGTTACCGCACCTTCCAGGGCAACTTAATCTACTTCTACAAATTTTCCGTCTTTCAACATATAGAAAGTATCTTCTTTAATGTTTTCTCCATCTACTTTTGCTGATTTAACATCTACAATATGATATTCATTATTAATTTCTTTCCACTCAGCTAAAACAATAAAACATCCGATTTTTCCTTTAGCTTTTGATTCAATTCCTGTAGCTAACGCAATGCTTTCTTTTCCTTCGACAATTGCCGCTGACCGATATCCGGTATTGGTTGCCGCTGACCGATTTCCGGTATTGGTTGCCGCTGACCGATTTCCGGTATTGGTTGCCGCTGAATAATCTCCGGTATTGGTTGCCGCTGACCGATATCCGGTATTGGTTGCCGCTGACCGATTTCCGGTATTGGTTGCCGCTGACTGATATCCGGTATTGGTTGCCGCTGACTGATCTCCGGTATTGGTTGCCGCTGAATAATCTCCGGTATTGGTTGCCGCTGACTGATTTCCGGTATTGGTTGCCGCTGACTGATATCCGGTATTGGTTGCCGCTGAATAATCTCCGGTATTGGTTGCCGCTGACTGATTT